CAAGTGACCATCGAAATATGCAAGCAGATCGCGTCTGAACTTGAAAAGCGTTACATGGAAATCATGGATTACGGGGGAGATCAATCAGAAGCAGATAGCGTCGGTACTCCATTCAAGGATGGTCATCTTGCGATTGAGTTTGCGTTGAAGGAGGTCGAACGGCTGCGCGCCGAGCGCGACGAGGCGCGGCGGTGGATCTGCGAACAGAAGGCAGCCATGAGCGACAGGGATGCTAGTTGGTGGGCAGGGATCCACACATGGGACTGCTTCAAGGAGGAGATAGGACCATGAAAGCAATCCTAGACGGAGACATCATTGCCTACCGTGCTGCATTCTGGGCTGATGCCGAGGGTGCTGACTGCCTAGAGGATAGGTTGCAGGACGATCTGATTCGCTGGACTCCTCCACACTGTACCATCGGTGCCGTTGCTCTGTCGTGCAACAGATCCGATAACTTTAGAAAGCAGTACCTACCAGAGTACAAGGAACATCGCAACGCCAGACCAAAGCCAGACTGCATGGGCTATGCCTTGGATATTCTCAAGGACATTAGTCCTGTCGTAATGGCAGATAATCTCGAGGCAGATGACCTTATGGGTATTGAAAAGTCAGCAGGCCGAATGGTTTGCGTGACAATCGACAAGGATCTTCATCAAGTTCCTGGACTTTGGTGGGTACCACGGCTGGATGATTCAGACTTTTCCATCGACATCCAAGCAACCACACTAGAACAGGCTGATCGGTGGTTCTATAGACAGTGGTTGACTGGGGATTCAACCGACAATGTGGCAGGAATCTGGAAGCTTGGACCAAAAAAGGCAGATAAGTTATTGGACTCTACCAGTCCAGTTAACTGGTTTGCTTTATGTCTAAGCCAGTATGAACAGAAACAAAACAAGAACGGAACCCCCTATACCCTAGAAGATGCCATTGCAATGGGCGTGGCTGTCCGAATTCTAAGGGATGGAGAGGGTGTTATGGGGTGGATTCCCCATGACTGGCGCGACCAAGCAACGAACGCGAGACGTATTAAGGAAGAACCGAAATGAATACCTATACATTCTATACCGAAAACTTTGCCAACCCCTCTAGTGGAATGGCTTTCACAAAAACTTTCAATCATCCAAACAACATCTTAATTAAAGCAGGCAAGCATGGCTACCCTAGTAGGGCAACAGTTGGCTCAGCTGGCTTTGATCTTAAGGCTGATTTGATTGATTCAATTACTATCGAACCAAATACTACAAAGCGCATTGCAACTGGTTGTAGCCTAGAGCTGCCCATAGATGTTGCTGCGCTGGTTCTTCCACGATCTGGCCTTGCTTACAAGCACATGATCACAGTCGCAAATACACCTGGATTAATCGATCCAGATTATCGCGGCGAAATCATGGTTCTACTTCGTAACGAAGGAACAGAAAGCTTTACGATTAACGACGGTGATCGTATTGCTCAGATCCTTTTTGTACCATTTATTGCACCGTCATTCTCAAGCGTCGAGGAACTAAGCTATACCCATAGAGGTGCTAATGGCTTTGGCTCGACTGATCGGAGTTAAATGAAGCCTCTAAATACATTTGAAAACTTTATTGCAGTTTCCCGCTATGCTCGTTGGATCGATGCAGAGAACCGACGAGAGAGCTGGGAGGAAACTGTAGATCGTTGGTGGAACTACATGACAGACAAGGAGCCTGCGCTTCTTGAGCGACCAGACATTCGTGAGGCTGTGCTAAATCGGGAAGTGTTCCCATCAATGCGCGCTCTTATGACTGCTGGTCCCGCACTAGACCGCGATCATACCGCCATGTACAACTGTTCCTATCTTGAGATCGATGATCCCAAGGCATTCTCAGAACTCATGTACATCCTCATGTGCGGTACAGGTGTTGGCTATTCAGTCGAGCGCCGCTGTACTGACAAGCTTCCAATCGTCGCTTCTGAAATCAAGAGAACAGACAAGAAGATTGTCGTTCAGGATTCTCGCGAGGGCTGGTGCGATGCTGTACTTGAGATGATTAATGATCTATACAACGGCATTCATCCCACATGGGACTGCAGCCTTGTAAGACCAGCTGGTGCCAGACTCAAGACCTTTGGTGGTAGAGCATCTGGTCCTACACCTCTCGAGGCTGTGTTCAAGTTCCTAGTCGGGACATTCAATAAGGCTAAGGGTCGTAGACTTTCTAGCCTAGAGTGTCACGACATCTGCTGCGTCATTGCCAATTCGGTTATCGTTGGCGGTGTTCGTCGCAGTGCAATGATCTCACTGTCGGATCTTGACGATCACGATATGGCCAATGCCAAGTCTGGCAACTGGTGGGAGTCTCACTCCTATCGGTCGCTTGCAAACAACTCAGCCGTCTACAATAGCAAGCCAAACCTTGGTCGCTTCCTAGAGGAGTGGACCTCGCTGTACAACTCCTATAGTGGAGAGCGTGGTATTCTAAACCGCGAGGCACTTGAGAAGATTTGCTCAAAGCATGGTCGATCTGTACCAGAGGGTCTAAAGCTTGGAACAAACCCATGCTCAGAGATTATTCTAAGACCAATGGAGTTCTGCAATCTATCGACTATCGTCATCAAGGAACACGATACCAAGATGTCAATTCGAGATAAGATTGAAATGGCTACCATCATTGGTACTGTTCAATCTAAGTTTACTCACTTCCCATATCTGCGTCCACAGTGGAAGCAGAACTGCGAGGATGAGAGACTACTTGGCGTAAGCATGACTGGTATCTTTGATAACCTATTCATGTCTGGTCGCGTATCTCCATTCGAGCTTATTCAGTACCTACAGGATCTTCGTGATGTAGCTCAGGATGTAAACCTAAAGTGGGCAGACAAGATCAATGTTGAGCCAAGCAAGGCTATTACCTGTGTAAAGCCAGAGGGAACCACGTCATGTCTGGCTGGTTGTTCATCTGGTCTTCATCCACAGTATGCCCCCCACTACATTCGACGTGTACGGATTGATAAGAAAGATCCACTATACAAGCTTATGAAGGATCAGGGAGTACCATGTGAGGATGAGGTAAATAACCCAGACTCAACTGCCGTATTCTCCTTTGCAATGAAGGCTCCCGATGACGCTAAGACTACTCAGGATCTAGATGCAGAGACTCATCTAATTCTCTGGAGAATCTACGCCGAGTATTACTGTGAGCATAAGCCTTCCGTTACTATCAACTATACCGATGCAGAGTTTATTCGACTTGGTGCAAAGGTATACGAGGAATTCGATCATATCTCTGGGGTTTCGTTCCTACCTAAGAGTGAACACACCTACCAGCAAGCTCCATTCGAGGCTATTACAGCTGAGGAATACGAGGCATTTCCAAAGGTACTCGTTGACTTCAGTCAGCTTCCAATGTATGAGATCGAAGACAACACAGCATCATCACACGCTATGGCCTGCACAGCAGGGGGATGTGAAATCAAGTGAACATCGAACCAAATATCAACCTGAAGATCGACAAGGGTCTTCCACTATCTAGCGCAGAATTCGGAAGAACCGTTCGTGTTCTTGTTGCTGCGCTGAATGCACTAACCGCAAAACTTACTACAATTCAGGGAGAGCTAGATGAACTCAAAGCATCCGTATCTAGATCCCGATTGGATTCCAATCCTAAGGGAATGGATAAGTCCAGTAATGTACGACCAAAGTCAGACGAGTGATGCTCTTGCAAGACAGCTCGCGTATCTAGCTGGTCGTATGGATATTGTTTCAAAGCTTGAAACAATCGTAAAACTACAGGAGAAGAAGCATGGACACAGCTGAATTCTCCAGAATTTCTTCGCTTTATTCGCAAGGCAAGATAACTACGGATCAATTTAGATCCGCCGTTTCAAGATTTAGAGAGGCTTCATATAGCTATGAAGATTCTCCAATGGCTAAGTACTACCAGAATCTATCTGAAAGTCTATCTACTAAAGCAAAGAAAGACGAACAGAAAAGACTTCAGCTTTCCAAGCAGATGGAAGAAGTGTACACAACGCAGCAGCAAAAATATTCTCAATATCAGCAAGCAGTTAACTATGCAAATAGCTTGATGGAAACAAATCCTCAAACAGCCCGAAACTTGCTTCGCTCTGCTGAAAGACAATACGCTCAGGAAATTCTCTTTCAGGATGTGTTATACGATGGCTCGACAAAACGATCTTTATCTGATGTTGTAGCCAAGTCAAGATCCAGAAGAGGTAATCTTGTTACTCCGTTTGGACAGCTAGCCTATGATCTAGCTCCACTTCAGATGGACTATGAAGACTATAGCAAACGTTCTGAAGAAGCCTTGCAAAAGTATAACGCCACCGTTGAACAGGAAAGAAAGCGTGGCGAAGAACGATTCACAAAACTAAAGACAGAGCTTCTTGGATCTGCGGAACAACTCGCAGGACCAAGAGAGCGCGTATATACAGAAAGGCCACTATAATGGGAGGCGCACCAACTATTCAGGGCGGTATGACTGCCGATGAGCAGCGCGCTTTGCTTGCTGAAGAGCGAGAGTTTCAAGCTCAAGAAGAAGAAAAGCGTAGGCAACAGGCAATCCAAGATGAACTAGACCGTGAACGACGGGCTAAGGAAGAAAAGGAAAGACTTGCTGCTGAAGAAGCAAGGCGTTTGATGGAAATCAACGCAGCAGAAGAGGCAGTCATTGCCGAATCAGAAGGACAAAAGAAGCAAAAGGAAAAGACAAAGCTAGATACATCCTTTACCGAGGCACTGCTAAAGGGTCTTGGTTCAGGTAAAGAGGTTAAGCCTCAATGAGTCTAGCTAATCGATTCCAAACTCTTGATGGGAATCGTGAAAGCAAAATTACCAGAGCGCGTCAGTGTGCGGCATTAACTATTCCATTGGTAATGCCACCAGAAGGTTGGGATGAGGGTCTTCCATTGCCTCAACCATATTCTTCTGTAGCCAGTAGAGGTGTTACCTCGCTTGCCAGTAGAATTCTTTCGGCACTGATGCCATTAAATGATACGCCATTCTTTAGATTTGGAATGATCGATGGTTCAGAACCTCCAACTGAAGTTGGTTCATACCTTGAATCGCTGTCGTATCAGGTCTATAGAAAGCTTGTTTCCACGAACCTAAGAGAAACAGTTTATCAGGCACTCCAGCACCTAATCGTTTCTGGAGATTGCCTTCTAATCATGGACGATTCACTGTACTTTGCGCTGTACAGATTGGATCAGTATGTAGTTCAGCGCAATATCATGGGTGAGATTATCGAGGTTATTCATCTTGAATATGAAGTAATCGATCCCGACGAAATTAGATACGATCAAAGCTCAATCGAATACCGTAACGGATACCGTACACTCTTCTGTCAATACATTAAAGAAGGTGGTGTGTGGAAGTATCGTAAGGAAGATCAGAGTGGAGACGTTATTACACAGGGTGAGTATACCATTCCACCCTTTGCCGTTCTAAGATGGCTTGCACTCCCTGGTGAAAACTACGGACGCTCGCATTGCGAAGATATTCTTGGAGATCTTGTAGCACTAGAGTCATACACCAAGTCACAGATCGATGGACTTGCAGCCGCAAGTACTTTCTGGATTGGTGTAGACCCAAGCGGTGTTACCGAAGTTGATGACATTGCTCCGTACAGAAACGGAACATTTGTATCAGCAAGAGCTAATGATGTCTTTACAATCACACCAGCAGCAACCATGAATCCACAGATTCAGGCTTCATCTGCCGCTGTTGAAACAATGCGTAGAGAAATTGGACAGGCATTCCTAACAGCAGCACAGGCTATTCCATCAGGCGATAGAGTAACTGCCACCGCCGTTAGAATGATTGGCTCAGAACTTGAGACTGTTCTTGGCGGTGCGTTCTCATCTATTGCTAGAACACTTATGGAACCAATCGTCAAGCGTACTATTGCGGTGATGATTGATACAAATCTACTTGATCCAAATCTGGCAGAGCAATTCTTCGATGAAGATGGTACTCTCAATACACAGATTGTAACGGGTCTTCAGGCACTAAGTAGAGATTCAGATCTTCAGAAGCTGATGCAGCTAGGTGAAATGGTTAGAAACCTACCGCCAGAAGCTATTGCCACCTTTAGGTGGGATGCCTATGCTGGTGCGCTTATCTCCTCACTTGGATTCGATCCTAGGATCTGGGTCAAGGATGAAGAAACGGTACGCGCTGAGATGCAGGAGTCGCAGAACATGCAGGCACAGCAAGGCATTGCCCAATCAATGGGACAAGGTGTTGCTCAGGCGGCAGGCGGCGCGGCACAGCAGGCTCTTTCTGATCCTGCAATTCAGCAGCAACTAATGCAGCAATTAGGAGGAATGCCACAATGAGTTCTCTTCGAGGAATCGCAGGAAACCTTCCTATAAGACATCTATATAGAGTCGATTACTTTATAGCTTCTAGTGGTGATGTTCTTCTAACAGTTAATAAAACATATTATGTTGGAAGATATCCCACAATCGAAGATGCACAGGAAGTGATTAAGGGAATCCTAACAAAACTTGGGTGTAACGATGTTGAAGCAAGACTATTAACTCTTCCCAGTAACATTAACTATACACCTGTATCAGAAGATGTCATCATTGCAACGATGAAGGCATGGGACGCTGATGTTGTATTTCCAAAGACTTTAGATCCTACATTTGATTTCAGCAAGAATCAACTTGTCATTGAAAGATCTGGGTATGACTTTTCTGGCACACCAACAACAAGACAACTTACAACACAGTTTACTCACGTTGTAAGAAAGCCATATCCAGATAATACCGATCAAGATTTGATCAATAACAATCGAGGACTGGGTGAACTAGAGCTTGACTTTGCTGTCACAGAAAACAATGTTGAGGCAAGACTAGCGCTTCCAACACATGTCTATAGCGGGGATCAGCTAAACTTTACATTTGAACCTGGCTTTACTGATGGTGTAACTACCAGTGGTTCAGCTCAGATTTCAAACACATCAACACTTAGTTGTCCACCGCCAGTTTGTAACTTCTCCGTTTACGGTGACTATGCTATTACTGGTAATGATGTACTTACAGTAGATGTAATTGCCTATCACATTTCAGCAAGCACCCCAAACACGGCACCAAACGGAATAGCAGCTGTTCGATTTGACTTGTATAAGAACGACGATGCAACTCCGTTTACCTCAATTACCACATCATCTCCAACTCAAGATGAAAACAAGGTACCAGTATATCGTCTTGTATATCCTGGTATTTTAATTGGATCGGTTCTATCTGATGATGATGAGCTATATGTGCGAGCCACAGTAATGCCATACTATGGGCCAGCAAAATCATCCGTTAGAGTAGATTACGGTTCTTCAGATTGGAATACAAGATATAACGATTTTCAAGATGTTCGTTTTGTATTCCAACAAACAGATCTTCTAGATGTTTACATTGCACCAGACGGTAACGATACCACTGGTGATGGAACAGAGGAAAATCCATACGCTACCGTAGTAAAGGCAATGGAAAAATTCAGCACCAGTAATAGCAATAAGTTTCAAGGCAACATCTATTGTATGCCAGGAACTTATTCGTATATGGAATTTAGGCAAACATCAACAACAGGACGAGACACCGTTAAGTCTATGTTGACTATTCAGCCAGCACCAAATACTACTGGTGAAGTTATTTTTCTTGGTGGAAATTTAAGCGGTACCGTTAGTCATAACGGATTTGCAAGAAACTATTGCCTACGTTTTAAGAATATCTACTTTAATTATGAAAACGCTAGAAATGCTGATGCTGGAGATACAGTAACTCCAGGATACCGAACCGTAAATCAAGTAGGTTCAAATATTCTTTGCGTCATCTTTGATGGGTGTAAATTTAGATCTAATCCAGCACATACTACACCAACAGCCTCATCAAACTTTGTCTTCTTAACAGCAAGACGACGATTTGTTATTAACTGTCGTATGGAAGTTCAGCTACCAAAGCTAAAGGGATGGAGTGGATGTGTTGGTTCTTCTACCTGTTCCATATTCAAGGGAAATCTTGGTAATTTTGAAGTAACAACAGCAGATGTTACCTGTGGTAATCAATGTTGGTCTGCTCAGACTGGGCTTTGGATTAGTGTTACATCTACCGAACTTGCTTCAATTTCTCTTATTCGTGATATTGGAAATGGAATCTGCTGTTACAATGAACTAGTAACAACTAACGCCAACCAAAACATTATTACATCAGACTTCGGAAATAATTATGCTTACATTTGTAACATGATTTATGCTTCCGATTACGATGGAACTACAGCTACAAACGCCACAGTTCGTTTGTGGGGAGACGGAAATATTCAGGTTGTAGATAATATTCTAGTTTGGCACAATACCGTTTCTGGCGGTAGATGTAATATGTTCTACTCAGATGCTGGAACAACAGAGATTCTTAGAACAAACATTTCAATTAGAAATAATCTATTTAAGCGTTGGTATATTAAGTCAGAAACCTTTGCTCCACCAACCCCAGCAAGAGTTGGTAACTGGTCAGTAATGAACTGCGTCGATGTTAAAGACAACGTTTCTGGTTTTAACTATGCTGGCATCAATTCGTTCCCAAAGGAATTTACATACACCAATTACGAAAGTGAATCTGATACTGGACTGGTAGTTGATAATCCGTATTCGGGAGAATCTGGTGTAACTGGTGGAACAAAGTTTAGTGGTTGGCCAAGATTGGCACCTGATTATGCACAAGAACTTGGCTTTACCGTTAGCGATTACTGCATCACAACGACAAGGGCTGGTGCCTTTGCTGGTCTATATACACTAGGCTGCGGACCTGATCGCTATCCTGCAGTCTATGTTCCAGAAGAAAGAGAATTTACCTCTTATGGTTCTGGGTTTGAGTTTGCTATTGACTGCACAACAGCCACAACAGGGTTTGAATTATCACTAGGAAACACGCAACAAGTAACTGGAATTACCGTTACACAGACAGATAACATTATTGTTAATAATGCTGGCGGTGGAACACTCCTAGGAAATCAGTTAGTTGTTATTCCTAATGATGATTCTGGTTTTAATATTCGATTCCAACCAGGAGAAATCTTCAACCTTAGTAACGGCAAGTCAAAAGCACAGAACTTTATCGATGCCTATCCTGGTGGATATATAGTAGCTTATTACAGAGATCCATCAGATCCAGTAAATCAAAAGAGAGATCTTTTAACTCTTACTCCATATCCATCAAATGTAAACTATGTACTAGCTTCTGTGGTTGCTGGGTTTAATCTAGACGGAACGGTTAATTCGCTTACAAATCCAGGTCAAACTTTCTCTGGTCTTGTTGGTGGAGAACCAGTCCGCTTTGAATTCTATGCCCCTACATTTGCAAAGTATACCTCAAAGGTAATTGACTTTGCAGATGTTGCTAGTGCAAACGGACAACCACCGTTAAATAATGTTGAGCGTATTCCTACCACACCATATCCATTCCTAGCTACTATTAGTTGGTCTGGTAATCTCGGTACCATTTATATGAAGGTGTCTAATAACGAATTCTCTACTGGAGACTTTGCATCACTTGGTACTGATTGGAAGCCAGTTTCAAACGGTAGTGTAATATCAGCAACATCAGGCGATTACGTTGGATTTGTTAGAGTAGCTAACAAGGTTGGTAGTGGAGTCATTACTCTTACCGATTACTATAATAGCAGCGTAATCGACACATTCGATCTATCAATAACTTAAGGTATTTAAATGTCAGACAATATCGAACCAACGACTCAGCCTATGGCTGAACAATCAGCGGTTTCAACTCCAGTCGACCGAGAGGCGATTGCTTTTGAGACTCATGTAACACAGAACAACATCCAAGTACCAGACAATTTCAAGTCTGTTGGAGATTGGTTCAATGCACTCAAGAGCGCGCAAGGTGAATACACCAAGGCACGACAGGAGATTTCAACCCTAAAGAAGCAGCTTGAAACACCACAGCCAGTCGAGGCCGTAGCTCAGGAGCAACCACAGAACGATCCAGTTCCTGTGATTCCAGAGGAACTACGCATTCCCGACAAGCCAAAGGTAGACGAGACTGCGACTAGAGAGACTCAAGAAGTTGGGTTGACACAGGAAGAATGGACAGCATACTCGACTGAGTTTGCAGTAAACGGTTCTCTTTCAGAAGAATCTGTTGCTGCAATCAAGCAGAAGACAAAGCTTCCAGATTATGTGATCAACGATTATCTTGAGGGACAGAAGGCTCGACTCTCGCAGGCTTACGACAAGGCAGCACAGACGATTGGAGGGAAGGATCAACTTGCCAGAGTATTTGACTGGGCAAGTAAGAATCTTTCTGATACAGATCAGAAGGCTGTCAATGCCGCACTAGCCTCGCCTTCGTGGGAAGTTGCATTGCTTGGTCTTAAGGCCAAGTATGATGCCTCTATTCCAAAGAAGCCTACAGCCAATGAGCCACCAAAGGTTGGTGGACAGAAGGTTGGGGCTTCTTCAGCAACAGCACTTGCATCTGGTCCGTACTCCAGCAAGGCTGAGTTCTTCAGTGAGCGGAGCAATCCTCTCTTCAGTACGGATTCAAAGTTCCGCGCCCAAGTCGAAAAGAGAATGGCGCAAACAAACTTCAATAATCTACGTTAAGGAATAAACAACAATGGCATATCCAGATCTAGCAAACGGTGAGATTGCCCTACGCGCAGACAACACCGCAGGCATCTCAGGTCCACTCGCTGGCGCTAACAAGCTCTGGCTCTCAATTTGGTCAGGCGAGACTATTCACGCCTATGACGCATACAACATGTTCGAGTCTCTCGTTGATAGCCGCACCATCAATAACGGCGTTTCAATGGAGTTCCCAATCACTGGCACTGTTGCTCTTGAGGCAGCATGGAACGCTGGTGTAGAGCTTTACGGTGGCTCTTCTTCAAGCACCACCGTCGCCATCAAGCTTGATAAGCGCCCAATTGCTGCACACTTCGAGCTTGACAATGTCGACCTCATGCAGACTCAATGGGAGTACCGCTCAGAGCTTGCACGTCAGGCTGGTCTAACCCTCGCCAATGCTCGCGATAAGCAGATCGCTGCTTACATTGCCCGCGCAGGCGTTGAGGATCTTAACTGGGTTGGCAATGCTACAGCTGGTACATATACCCCAGCAACCGATGTTCGTGGCGTTCCAACTGCACCAGTCTTCCTCAGTGTTAACTTCAAGTACCTTGGCGCTCACATCACCCCAGCAGCAACCACCGCACAGCGTACCGATGCTGCACTTGATGCCCTCAAGGCTTGCGAAGACTTCCTTGTCTACCTTCAGACCATCAACGCTCCAGTTGATGGCGTATACCTCGCTGTAACCCCACGCGCATTCCAAGACATTCGCGCTCTTGGCGTTGCTCGTTCAGGCACTCCAACCTTTGTCGAGCGTCCATTCTTCGGCGGCGTAGCAGAGGCTGGTGGTCTTGGTGCAGCACTCACCGCTGGCATGAACAACCTCATGGACAGCCTTGAGTACATGGGTGTTACCATCATCAAGAGCAATCACCTTCCAATCAGCAACTACGGTGCTGGCGCAATTGGTGAGGCTCGTTACAACCTCTCATTCGGTGATGCTGGTATCGTCGGTCTTATCTTCCAGAAGAGTGCAGTCGCATCACTCAAGCTTCAGGGTCTTAAGGTTGATACCGTTGATGACGTTCGTCGCAACACAACCTTCACCGTTGCAAGCATGATGAGCGGCACTGGCGTTCTTCGTCCAGAGTGCGCAGCTGTTCTTGTTGGTCAGACCACTCCAAACGATGCAGCCGCATTCAGCAAGGGTACTGGTACTCTATTCAACACCACTGGTGGCGTACCCTTCGCTGAAGTCGATGCAGCAAACGTTGGTGGTTCAGAAGCAGCAGCAGCTCGTAACGAGCTTCGTGTGCTTCTCGGAGCAAACTTCTCACGCGAGTTTATCCCAACCGCACCAACCACCGCAACCACTGGGTTCCCATACTCAGCATAATCTTAGATCAAACCTCACCTCAACAGGAAAGGAGGGCAAGACAACGTGTTTGTTTCACAGCTTGTTGTCCGCTTTTGAAGGAGGTGATCCTAAATCTCTTCGATACCCACGGTATCGTCGTACAGCCATGCTCCCCCGAAAGGGGGAGTGTGGTTTTCATCCCCGTTATTGAAAGGAAATATTATGGGTTATCTATCTAGACTAGACGCAGTCAACATGATGATGTTGGCAGCAGGAGAGAGCCTAGTGGCAGACCTCGAAGAGGCATCGGGGATTGACACAGGCATTGCAGAGTTTATTCTTGACCAGTCCAGCTTGGAATACCAGCTAAAGGGACAGGTTGAAAACAGAATTAGAAGAACAGCCGAACCAGATGCGAACGGTCGCATTCTTCTAAGCTTTCCATCGGATGATTACCTTGGTGTAATCTCCGCTTCCTTGGTATCGAATCACTGGAATGACGATGATATTCCAATTCAAGCCAGAGTAGAGGAAGGAACTCCACCAAAGCTTTTTAATATGACAGACTCAACCGATGTGTGGAATACCACAGAAGAGTACGTTATTGATATCGTTATGTTCCTCCGTTGGGAACAACTGGATACAGCATCACAGCGCGCCGTCTTAGGGGATGCCATGCGCCGCTATCAGATGATGGTACAGGGAGACAGAGACTCAGACCGTATTCTTGCCGAAGATCAGTTTACATCACGGATCAAGGCTAGACAAAACGACACATCGGATAAGAGACGAAACATTTTTAATGTCAATCCAGATGCAAGAAACGCAACATACCGATACCCTTATCGGGATCGTAGACGGAGTTGGTAATGCAGCCAGTAAACATTCCTATCTACACCCTTAGTGGTGGTGTCAGTAGACAACCAGACTCCAAGCGCACTCCATTCGAGGCGGAAGAGCTGGACAACTGCATGATCTCCCTCGAGAGATCTTTGGAAAAGCGACCAGGATTCACAGTTCTTAGTGGAATTGGCGGATACAATCTTAACTTTCTTCCAATAAATGTCAATCCTCATTTTACTTGGTATCAAGTAGACCGCACAAAACGCTTTTTAATTATCGTTGATAGAAACGCAACAATCGCAACATCAAACCTTTTCTATATTCTGTTTGTAGATGGAGATTCTTGGATCAACCAAACTCCCATCTATCAGTGGGATGCAGAGGATCCAGATCTTGTTTGGAACGGTACGGATACAATCACTGTAAACGATCCTCGCTATACCATCTATACAAAAGCAGAGGAAATTTTAAGTCCTCCAACTATTGCCGAATATAATGATATCCTATCAAGAGGTATGGTATCTAGGGATACAAGAAGATACATTGCATACGGCTTGGGAGACAATACAGAAATTCTAAAGACAGTTCAGGTAGGTGTTAACATCATCTACGCAAACACAAGAGTAAAGGCTGGCTTTACTTCAGGTCTTTCTGGTAAGACAGTAAATCTAGACGGTACCGAAACCGAAACAGATGATGTCGGCGGTGCTAAAATTACATACTATACCTCAGCCGAAGTAAGTAGAGTGGAGGATGACGGTCGCTTATATTACGATGCAGCATTTCCCTCTGGTCTAACAAAGGATCCAAACCTTACCGCACAGTTTATTCCAGTTGAAGACTTTATCTATGGCGACTTTGAGTCTCCTTGGCTAGGTCAGTCAGTAGCTGGATTCAATGAACTTAGATTTCCTCCAGACTTAAATGACTGGTATGTAAACAATGGAAATCCAGATCTTACTCCCGATGATTACAGCGCAAGAGATATGCTTATTGAACTCTATGATGAGTTCACTGAGTATCCAGATACAATCGGAGGGCGTGGAAAGATCTACTATTGTGCTGGACCTTACTTGGATCTTGATGCTGGCTATTATAGAATCGTATCGTTTGCCGAAGGTCTTACTTCGTCACACCCAAGCGGTTCTCCAGAGGTTGGAGCAGGACCACCATACACTCAAAAGGTTAGAACACCAGACTATTGTTCTGTTCTAGATAAGAAGAGAATGCCACAAAAGCTTTCCTTTGAAAACGGAGAGTGGACATTCCAACCCATTAACTGGGAACACAGGGAAGTAGGAGATCGTAATACAAACCCAGGTCCATCTCCATTCTTAGATGCTGACCAAGATGCAAGACATGTCGAGATCAAGTCTATCTGTAACTTTAGAGACAGGTTGTTCATGTCCTGCGAAGATGTCGTGTTCTCATCCAGACTTGGAGATATTCAAAATCTCTGGATTAAAGATCCATCTAACATTACGACAGCAGATCCTATTGACATTCGTGCAGCAAGTAATTCCTATTCGGAAATTTCTGCAATGATTCCATTCAATACATATCTGTTTTTAAACAGCCGTGGTAATGTGCAGTTTGAGCTTAAGGGAGATAGTAATCTAATCTCTCCGCTTACGGCAGAGATCTCAAGCACAACTTTCTATTCCACATTGGATATCGTAGAGCCAGTAACGCTTGGTTCTCAGATTTACTTCTTCGATAAGTCAAGACTATTCATCTATCTAAACGAAGACAGTCGAGAATTCAATACCGCCTTTGAGGTTTCATCGCCAATTACTGGATACCTTCCAGAAAATATTTCAGAGGCATGTGTGGCTGCTGCTCAGAACTATGTTATGGCAGTAGATGGAGATGACAAATCAAATCTCTATGTCTATTGCAATAGATTTTCTGGTAATCAGGTAGTTCAATCTGCATTTTGGAAGTACATTCTTTCACCATCAGATGAAATCTTTGCGCTACAGGCGTGGGATAACTATCTGTATGTAGTAGTAAAGCGAGATACTGGATCTTCACTTGGTTGGTATCTAATGCGTTCTATTCTAGACTCGGAGGATGTAACCATTCCACGTCTTGATTCAAGAACGGTAATTGAGCTTTCACCCAGCAATACAGTTTCAGTTGGGCCTTTACAGTTTACGATTGAGTTGCCGTACAAACTTCCAGAAGGAGTGGCATCAGTTGTGCTTGGACCTGACTTTGAAAATAATCAAGGAGAGATCTATAATGTCGAGGAAGTTACCAATATTGGTAGTATCAGCTCAGTAACCATTAGTGGTATTGACTTAACTCAACACTATGGCAAACATGTATATGTTGGTGTTAACTACACCATGCTAGCTCGTTTGTCACGTCTCTACTATAGGGCAGATCAGAACAATATTATTGAAGGCGTGTTGAATCTCAAGACAATGACAACACGTCACTCGGATACTGGTTCTTATCGCATTGAAGTTACAAGACGCGGTAGACCCACTAAACTAGTAACAGAGTTTTCTGCAACCAATCTGGAAACAGAGGCATACAGAGCAGAAGACGGAATTCTAGTATCCAAGATATTTTCCGTGTCGGAAAACTGCACAATCGATATAATCAACGATACACCAACACCAAGCAACATTACTCAAATTGAGTTTAGGTGTATCTTTAACAGAAAAAATTCATCTAAGAGGTAACATGGCTACAAACAGTACAACAGTTAGTACGTCATTAGACAGAACATATACTCTGCCAATCTCTTATGCTGGTCTTTCATTCATTGATAACGTATCTGTCGTAGATCAGTTGTCTGTTTTCCGTAAGGATATAGCAGAGCATCTATCAGCTTATACGCTTACAACGAAAGACTACAGAAGAGTAGGTAGAATTCCTTCAAGCTGGCTTACCATTAATGAAGCCACCAATACAATCGCTGCAATCACTATTCCTACTGGAGCTACAGTTACTCTAGATAGCGGAACAGTCGTATCCGTTCCAGCAATGGTAGAAAGTGAACCGCTATTAGTAGAACGAAAGCAAGTATATTCAGAGGCACTAGTCGATTGGATTACTGGAAGTAGAATTACAGCCGATCAACTTAATCTTAATACGGCACAGTTGCTTGCTTCTATTCAGGAAATCTATGATTCACTTGATCTCTTTGTTCGCAGAGACGATCAAGATTCAGTAGTTAATCCTTTACAAGAAACGCTGAATGCCAACAACTTTAAGATTACTAATCTTGCAACACCAACCGCTAATTTTGAAGCAGCCAATAAGTTTTACGTTGATGGAGAAATCAACGAGAATGTTACAACGCAACTTGGTGTTGCCAACGGCATTGCAACTCTTGGTCCAGACGGAAAACTATCAGCAAGTCAACTAGACTTTTCGTCTGGTTCGCTTCCAGGATCCTTTCTTTCTGGACCAACTGGACCAGCATGGAACAGCAGCAGCAATAACTTTGATTTTGGTTCTCTTTGGTATAATACAACTAATGGACGAGTCTATGTATTCGTTCCCAAAACTCCATCATCTTCAACTGGAGATGGTTTTTGGGTTGATGTCTCTGCTCCAGTTGGGATAGGTGCTTAATGCCAATTAGCTTTCCTCCAAGTCCTAGTGACGAATTTACCTACACAGAGGGATCTATTACTTGGGAATACAGTCTAGCCAACAATAGCTGGACTGTTCTTACCTTGGTTCCAGCTGGATTAGATAATAATAACGACCATCACCTTGAACTGATCTATCTTTACAATGCTGGTGTTGCTGGTGGTGGTTTACCATCAACAAACCTACAAACACCTGCTGTTGGTTTAACTTATACGCCAGTAGATCGAACATTACAAGTAAAAGCACTAGCTACCCAACTTGAAAATATGTTTGAGTTGGTGAATAGAAACGGAGAATTTCTAAACGGCTTTAATAAAAGAGCTGTACTTGAACACGCTGGTAAAATCTACTATCAAGCTTCTGCACCAGATCCTGTACCAGATATAGCAGACCCAGGAATTCTGTGGTTTGATTCTGATGATGTCTTTCTCAAAGTGTGGAGTGGAACGGCGTGGGTAACTGCCGCTGGTAACGTAACTTTAAACGGTACAGAAACTTTTACTGGATCAAAGACATTTAACAATGCCGATCTAATTCTGGCTGGAACATCTGAGCTTGTTGGCTCTGGTGCTAGCAAGAACATTGTTATTAAAGCTACCAACTCTGGTTCAACAGAGACAGACGGTATTACAGTTTCATCCTCTCAAGTAACTTTGCATCAGCCAGTGGAGCTAACCAGCTTGACCGCTGGTTCAAAGACAGTTGTTGCTACGCTTGGCGATGCTCAAAGCTTTACTGCTGTAAAGACATTTACAACTGGTATTATTACAAGCAGTATAGCTGCCACATCAAGCACTTCAGCTGCAGCTACAGGCTCCATTGCAATTACTGCAAGCAAGAACGCAGCAAGCCGTGGAATCACAATTGATCAAAACTCAAATGGTGGAGCTACAAACGGAATTCAAATTAAAGCCACTAACGAATCCAATGCTGGTCGTTTGACTATTACTGGTGAAGTATTATTTGAAAATAATATTACACTTGCAGCTGGCGCAAATCTTACTGGTACCGTTGTTGGCTCTACTATATCTTATGGACAGTTTGGATCTAATGGTGCTGGTGCAGTTGATCCACAAATACTAAACATTCTTCCAGATAATATTGGTCCTTTTACTTTTGCCTTTACAGATGCTGATAATGAAATGACCATTACAAATACATCAACAAAAACGGCAAGCATTTACTACAGTAGAATGCAAGACCAGGCAACTTTTATTACAGCAATGGGAATTAGAAAAATAACCATTTCAGGTGGAGGAGTTGCAAAGGTATTTGCTGATTCTGGAACCGTAACTCAAATTTCTGGAACTGTTTCTGATGAGCGTAGGTATGGTACTGTTAATAATACAACGCTTACTGATGATATTCCTGTACTAATTACGGTAGCACTAGCATGACACTTGAGCAGCTGCTTCTTATTGTATCAGCTGTTCTAATTCCATCGTTAGGCGCTGCCGTATATGTTGTTTCTCGGATATCAAGATTAGAAGTAGAAATAAAAGCTCTTGCTCAACTTGGTCAAATTGAAAACAAAACACTTGATCAAAGAATCCTAAAGCTTGAAAAGCATGTTCACGATATTAGAAACTATCTTCAAGCCTTATCTTTATTCTTGGTGAAAGGAGGTTACGGTGTTCCTAAAGTTGATATTACTGATGATGATGATACTAGGTTTATGCAGTTGTAATAAGGTTCAAAGAATTCAAAAGAACTCAAATGACATTCACGCACTAGCTCAAGCATCCAAAGAAAACTATGAAGGAATCATCGAAGCAGCCAAAGCCCACCCAGCAAGAGTCTCCGAAATTGTTGAAAGATCCAATCAAGGGATTTCGCAACAGACCCAGATCATTGAGAAAACCAAAGACACGATCCTACAGACCTCAGAGGTAGTAGATTCGGTACCCCAATGGGTATCGACATTAGAGTTGGGACTGTGGACAGTTCTAGCCTGTGTCATCTTTATTGGTTTGTGGTATCTTGGCGTTGGTACGCTTACCAAACGCATCTTTGGTTTTATTCCTGAAGCCAAAAAAGAACAGGCAAAGTTGTTGACGGAAGCTTTAGACAAGCAATCACCAACTGAACTGCGTGAAGTAATAGCATACTTGCGAGCCAAGGATCCAGAGCTAAACGCAGCCTATAAAGAGATTAAACATGACAAGATACAACAGCAATGATCCTGCAAATAGGCGAATAGCAGATTTAGAGTCGGCTTTAAAAAGACATACACACGATGTATCTTCGCTTAGACAAGGAACGGCAACAAACGGTCAGGTACTTACATGGAATGATGCAGATCTTTCTTGGATTCCTGCTCCAGCTGGTGCTGGTGGCGTTACCGTTAATGGAACAGTAAATGAAATTGAAGTTACATCTACGGGTTCTGCTTACATTGTTGGTCTTACCGATAACATTACCGTTACTGGCGTAAACACTGGTTCGCTTACACTAGATACAACGGTAACAGATCCAACTCTAGACCCTGGTGAAATATCCTGGGATACAGACTATCATACGGCTGTTTTAAAAACAACCAATGGCGTTGAGTTTCACCTAGGTACTGGACTTTATCAAAGGGTTCATAATGCGTCTGGCGTAACTATTAGCAAAGGTGATATTGTGTATGTATCTGGTTCTCAAGGAACGGATACTTTACAAGTAACTAAAGCTATTGCAACTTCAGAAGCAACTTCCGCTCCTACCGTTGGAATAGCATGTGAAGAACTTTTGCATGGAGCCGATGGCTATATCCAAATTTACGGACTACTTCAGGGGTTAAACACCAATGATTATACGGCTGGTCAACCAATCTATTTAAGTAGCACGGTTGCTGGAGGCTGGCAAACATCTTTGCCAATCGCCCCCAATCACGGTACATTCGTAGGTTGGGTTGTTAAATCAGCTGGTGGTGGAGCTGGAAGTATCTTTGTTAAGATTCACAACTACAATGAACTAGAAGAGTTGTCAGACGTTTATATTCCATCGCCAGTAAACGGAGATGTATTAACCTACAATACAACAAATCAACGGTGGGAAGCAGCGCAGCCTAGTGGAGGATCGTTACTTGCCGCTGGCAATATTGATGGTGGCGAACCAGATACAAACTATGGTGGTATTGCCCCATTTGATGCAGGAGGAGTTTAATGGCAGTAGTTATTCAACTTCGCCGTGGAACAGCGGCGCAGTGGACATCAGCCAATCCAATCCTCGCTGTTGGCGAACTTGGAATTGAAACTGATACTGAAAAATTTAAGATTGGAAACGGGTCTAGTGCATGGTCTACTTTAGATTATGCAACTGGTCCCGCTGGTCCGCAAGGAGAGACTGGTCCACAGGGTATTCAAGGCCCAACTGGTCTTAAGGGAGATACGGGACCACAGGGTCCAGCTGGTCCTCAAGGTCCGCAAGGATTAAGCGGAGCAAAGGGAGATACTGGAGAGATTGGACCCATTGGATTACAGGGTCCACAGGGTGTCAAGGGAGACACGGGTAATGTGGGTCCAGTTGGTCCTAAGGGAGACACGGGAGACATAGGACCACAGGGACTTAAAGGTGATACTGGTGACACGGGACCAACTGGTCCTCAGGGACCACAGGGCATCCAAGGAGAGACAGGCTTAACTGGTGCTACTGGTCCTCAGGGACCACAGGGTATCCAAGGAGAGACTGGTCCACAGGGTCCGCAAGGACTTAAGGGAGACACTGGTGACACTGGCCCCCAAGGACCACAGGGTATCCAAGGGGAAACAGGCTTAACTGGTGCCACGGGTCCACAAGGACCACAGGGTATTCAGGGAGAAACAGGCTTAACAGGTGCTACAGGCCCCCAAGGTCCACAAGGTATCCAAGGAGAGACTGGCTTAACTGGTGCCACGGGTCCACAAGGACCACAGGGTATCCAAGGAGAGACAGGTCCAGCAGGACCAACTGGTCCTCAAGGTCCACAGGGACTTAAGGGAGATACTGGTGACACTGGACCAACAGGACCAACTGGCCCACAAGGTCCACAGGGTATCCAAGGAGAAACTGGTGCAACAGGTCCAGTAGGACCACAGGGTCCGCAAGGAGAACCTGGTGCTGGCATATCAGATGGAGATAAGGGTGACATCACAGTCAGTAATAGTGGTGCCACTTGGACCATCGACAATAATGCTGTAACTGTTGCAAAGATCAGCGCAACTGGTACGCCTAGTTCCTCTACCTACCTTCGCGGCGATGGAGCGTGGGAAACGCCTGCTGGTGGAGGCGGTGGAGGGGGTCAATTTATTTCGTCCATTCCGAACATTGATCCAGTCTACCTTACATACACAACGACGCAGTTGTTTGGATCAAGTATTTCGACGCTCACGCTTTCAGGCAATAGGAACTATCTAATTCCCTTCGTTCCGAAACGGGATCTCGTTGCCACTCGAATCGGGATCGTCGCCACTTCTATTACTGCGAGTCGTTCGATCCGATTTGCGATCTACGCATCGGCAAGCGATGGAAGACCTACTGGAAATCCGCTGTATTCCTCAGCAACGCTTACTTTCTCGACAACAGGATTCAAAGAAGATACAGGTTTCTCATATACCTTCACCGCAGGGACGCAGTACTGGATAGGTGTGCAAGCAAACTCGTCATTCACTTTGCGCGCATCTCCAAGTTCTTCAATGGCGTTCTTGTGCGTCAGTAACTCAACGACCGCGCCGACCATAGGATTCCAGTTCGATTCCCTCTTTGTGGTCGGAGCTTCTAACATTCCGACAACATGGACGGGAACGGTTGGCGAGTGGACCCAGCCGCTTCCGTTGGTTTACTTTGGAACCGAGGCAACCGTCACCAATCCCAACGCAGGCGGTGGCGGTGGCGGTGGTGAAGAGGAAGGGCCAGGAGATCCGCCATGATTGAAATCGCATACACATCATTCGAGTTCCTTCAGAGGTTCACGCCTACTGAGCGAGCGGCGTTTCGCGCAGCCGCACAGACCGACGTAATTGTCGCAGACTTTGCACAACTAGCTGGAGCGGCTCAAGAAATTATAAACACTGATCCAGTTACAATTGCTGGAATGGACTATCTAGTATTAAACGGACTGTTAACCCGTGAACGGGCAGACGAAATATTGGGTGGTTAATTTTACTAAATATTTTTTAAGGAAATAAAACAATGCTTATTGCATCTATTGAAAGTTTTCTCGGTTCACTATGGTTTGCTGGTATGACTGCCCTTGTTGGGTATGTCGTGGGTCATGTTTACCCAATCAGCAAGATTTCAAATCTATTTAAGAAGGGTGGCAACTGATGCCAAAGGTCGGTAAGAAGGAATATCCATATTCAGCAAAGGGGATGGCAATGGCAAAGATGGAAGCAAAGAAGACTGGTAAGGCAATGAAGGTCGGCAAGGGAGCCAAGGCTACTGTCGGCAAGAAGGCTATGGCAGTCAAGAAGAAGATGAAGTAATGAGTTCTGCCAAGCGGACTAACGAAGCCAAATGGAAGAAGATCGTGTCTTCCGTAAAGGCTGGCTCCAAGGGTGGAGACGCTGGTGAGTGGTCTGCTAGAAAGGCTCAGATTGCCACCAAGCTATACAAGGAGTCTGGTGGTGGTTATCGTGGTGCTAAGTCTTCATCCAATAGCCTTACTAAGTGGACAAAGCAGGACTGGAGAACCAAGTCTGGAAAGCCATCAAAGGAAACTGGAGAGAGATATCTCCCAGCCAAGGCTATCAAGGCTCTATCATCTTCAGAGTATGCGGCTACTTCAGCCGCCAAACGTCAGGGAACAAAGGCTGGAAAGCAGTTTGTAGCCCAACCAAAAGCAATTGCCAAAAAGACAAGGAAGTACAGATGAAGAAGAAGCCATCGGTAAGCATGACTAAGAAGGATAAGAATCCCAAGGGAGGTCTTACCCAAGCTGGTCGTGACAAGTACAACAGGGCTACTGGTTCCAAACTACAGGCACCAGTTGGCAGAGCGCCCAAGACTCCAGAGGAGATGCGTAGACAGGGTTCATTCCTTGTACGCATGGGTTCAGCCAAGGGTCCACTCAAGGACGAGAAGGGTAGACCAACCCGTCTGAAGAAGAGCCTCGAGGCTTGGAACCACATGGGCGATAAGGCATCAGCCGTCGCCAAGGGTCGCCGCCTGTTGGAGAGATATCAGAACACCAAGAAGAAAGGCAAGTAATGTCTAGAATCGACACCCTTAAGGATTTGTTGATCGACTGCCTTATCGAAGATTTGATGGATCCAGAGAGACGATCTCCTGGTTTGTATCAAGCAGCATCCAGAGTCATCGCAGACAACAAGGAGCAGCAGTCACAGCTTCCTTCTGTTGGTGCTGAAACTCTAGAAAAGCTTGTACCCTTCAAGTTCAAGGCAAGTTAAACCGCGAACCCTCGACAACATAGGCACCCTGTAATGGGGTGGTCGGGGTACGCTATTGGCCGCCTATCCCTTAAGTGGGGTAGGTTTTATGGCCGCCCTAATCCACTGGGCCATGCGTGGATTTCGCTACGCCTTCCACAGTTTAGCGGCTGTGGGAGGTATTGAAAGGAGGTACCAATGGAAGTACCACAGGAAATCTATCAGGATTTCAGAAACCACCTGTACTTCACCATGAAGTACCTAGGTCTTGGAGAACCGACTCCACTGCAATACGCCATTGCGGAAGAGGTTCAGAATGGACAGAAAGACATGCAGCTACAGGCAGGCAGAGGCGCTGGTAAGTCTACCATCGTAGCTTCATATGCCAGTTGGCTGCTGTTAAACAACCCAGACACGACCATCATGGTTCTGTCTGCAACGCAGGATAGAGCCATTAAGTTCATTGCACAGGTAAGACAGATCCTTACCTTAGTGCCTTACATGGCACATCTACTGCCAAAGGAATTCGATAAGGATAATGCCTTTGGCTTCAACGTTGGTACACGAAGTAAGATTGGTCAGGACATGTCATGCTATGCCAAGGGCATTACTGGTCAGATTACAGGTAGCCACGCTGATTATGTTCTTGGAGATGATATTGAAATCGAAAAGAACGCAGACACTCCAGCAGCTAGAAACAAGCTTATTGATAAGTTGGCTGAGCTGGAACAGATTCGCAACCCCGTATCTTGGGGTCGTATTGTGTTGCTTGGAACCTTCCAATCAACAGACTCTATCTACCTTAGACTTCCGTATCCGATTGTAAAGTTTCCAGCAGTAATGCCAGATCCATCAATTGAATCGGAGATTACAAATGTACATCCCTATATTCTAGAACTGGAGGCAGAGGTTGGTCACAGCGTAGATCCAACTAGATTCCCCCAACACATTCTAGATGAAAGACTGGCAAAGATTGGACCGCGACAGTTTAACTTACACTATAAGTTAGATCCAACTCTTAGTGACTTCGCTAAGTTTCCACTGCGGCTCGAGGATCTTATTGTCATGGATTGCAGCCCAGAGATCTTTCCAGAGAAGATTGTATGGGGAAGAGGTCAGCCATTAAAGATTCCATCCTATGGCATCAACGGAGATCTGATCTATGGTCCTATGTGGAAGTCGGAAACGATGAAGCAATACAACGAAACCGTTTTGTTTGTTGATCCCTCTGGTAGAGGCGCAGATGAAACGGCAGTATGTGTTGCATCTTTTGTCAACGGCTATATCGTAATCCATGCTCTGACTGGTATCGACGGCGGTTATGATGAATCGACCTTAGTAAAGATCGCAAGACTTGCAATGCAATACAACGCAAACATAATCAGAGTCGAGTCTAACTATGGTGATGGTATGTTCTCATCACTGCTGCGGCCAGTCGTTGCCAGAGTTGCTGGACGAATTGCCATTGAGGAATTCAAGGTATCGGGAAATAAGGAGCGTCGAATTCTAGATACTCTGGAACCCGTCATGTCGCAGCATCGACTTATCTTCGATACCTCGGCAATAAATAATAAGGAAACCCAGATACAGCTTACTAGAATGCAGGATAAGCGCGGCGCTTTAAAGCACGATGACCGCGTAGATATTCTTGCAAGTGCTGTAAAGAACTGGGCTGATGAAATGATTATTAATCCAGATGTACTTATTGAACGCAATAAGGAAAAAGAACACAGAGAAACCGTTAAGAACTGGCTAAGCAACGAGCGTATCTTTACGCTGTTGCCAGACCGAATGTCTGGTGCTTTAGCTGGAGTACAAAAGAATAAAACAGCACGGTCTATTCTAGATCGTCATTACAGGAGATAACTATGCCAGCAGTTATGGGTGGCCTTGCGCTAGCCTCTGGTGTATTGGGGGCATTTGGTTCTGCAAGTGCAGCTAAAGCTCAAGCAGCAGCTCAGCAGCTTCAGCAAGAACAGCAGAACTTTCAAAACAAGTGGCAGAATGAGGCTCAAAATAGAAACATTCTGAGACAGTGGCAAGCCCAGCAGCAAGTAAACATGCAGCTTGAAAAAGCTGCTAATCAACAGTATGCGTCTCAAAGCGTATTCCTTAGAAAGAATTACCAGAATACCGCTTCACTATATTCAAGACAGACAAAACAAACAACGGATGAATTTCTTTCAGCAGTCTCTGCTAGAGGAATCAGTTCCAACAGTGCGTCGGCAAAGGCAATCCTACGGCAAGCAGCGGAGCAGGCACGGTCTGATTCATATGCTGCAGCCGTTAGTTATGCGTCAGCCAAGGAAAGTCTATCCCAACAGGAACAACAGATCTTGTCACAGCGTAGACTTGGTGGCGCACAACAGGAAGTTTATCTTCCAACAACTGGGGGTATTGTAGATACCTCTTCTGGTGCTTTAATGACTGGTCTAATGCAGGCTGGTCTATCCGCAGTAAGTGCTGGATACGGCGCATATCGTGCCGATGTTCGCGCTGGTAAGTAAAGATATTCCATGAACCAAGAAAAACTAAATAAACTGTTTCAACTTGCGACAGGAAAAGGTAAAGCTAAAGAGGAAGTTAAGAAGTATGTAAACAATGCCTCAAGAAAAAAGGCAGATAAGGCAAAGTCTTCCTACAAGGGATACAAGGGATCATATACCGATCCGATCACGGCATGGACACGGTGGTACGAAGATATGAAAAACAACATTGATTCGTCCAACGCAGATGATGTGTGGTCTTTTGCCGAAGAGAATCATCCAAACGGAAGAGAAGAGGCAAGAAACTATCTACGAGAACAGACCAAGGTAGGCGGAAATCCCACTAAGCGGGAATCTATTCTACGAGAACAGCTTACAAAGAGTCCAAGCTGGCTTGTACAAGAAAAGATTCCAGAGTTAAATCAGGTTGGTGCCTTGGTAAGCAATCAGAATCTAGTTAAAGCTAGAAAGATCTACGCTTCGGTTTTTGAAAAGAACCTAACAAAGCTGCCACTACAGGAACTAGATCCAGATGTACCAACCGAGGTGCATGTCAATGATCTATTGAAGCTTGAACTGCTAGGCTCAGTCGAAGTAGCAAGGATTGTTAATGGCAGATTTGCCGTGGCTTCACCCGATGGAACCGTTAAACCAGCCTTCATGTTGGAAGACCCAAGTGAGATTGTGGAGATGGGAACAGTCGATCCATCTGAAATGGACATCCTTACAAATGTTGTTCCAGAAATCGCAACTCCCCTAATCGAAGGTGCTTTAACTTCTATTCGAGATATGACTGATGTTGGCAATAGAGCCGCTAGCGGCGCTGCATTGCAGATGCTTAAGAAGGGTATGCCAATGGATCAGTGGGGAGATGCCTTCTCTCTTATTGGACAGAATGATGTAGACCTTGGAATGCAGGGTTTAATTGAAAATAACGACTATGACTATCAGGATATCGCAAGACTAACCGCAGAGTCACGGTCAATGTATGGAGGTATGCAATGAGTAGAATGCCATTTGAAGCTCCGCAGTTTGCGATAGCTCCTCAGGTAGATGTCTATCAGGAGGGAAGAACAATTCTTCCTCAGGTATCTATTGGCTATGATCCTGGTGTTGACTGGACACAGATTGGACAGACAGCGCTACAGGTAGCTGGAGATATCTATTCTGGCTACAAAGAAGAAAAGATTCAGAACGAACAAGACAAGCTACGAAATATGCTTGATGAGTATAGTCGAGATACTGACTATGCCATTAAGCTAAAGTATGCGGAGGGTCGGGAAGCTGAGGTTCCTACTTTAATTACAGCATACCAAGCTAAAGTAAATCAACTACTCGAAACACCTGATTTTACATCGGATGAAAACATTCCAGAAAGTCGATTTAAAAGAGATCTTTTCTTCAGAGCTAGAGCAACTAATACCGATTTCGGTATGACTCAAGCAATTGAAGATGCTAAGTATGCTAGAGAAAATAACGAACAGGACTTAGCTGATGAGCTTGAATTTACTTCAAGATCTTATGATGCAAGAATTGGTGCAGCACAAAAGATTAATGATGCCGCTGCAGTAAAGGCACTAGAAACCGAAAGAGATCAAGCCTTTAAAGCATTACAACGAGAGTCATTAAAACTATCGCAGCGAGGACAGAGAGTCTTTAATAGACGATTTGGTTTAATTACCAAGACAGCTGCCGTTCAAGATGAGATTCAAGCTGGTCTTATGCAGTATGAGGATAGACAGCAGGCTCTTGGATTTGGTCTTGCACAGGTTGAGTTGAATATTCAGAAGGCACAAACACCAGAAGAAGTAGACTCAATCATAGAAGAACAACTTCGTGAACTGTTGGTTGCAGATGGATTTACTCAGTTCTCTACACAACAGCCCAAAGATTTTGTCGGCTCTGTAGATGTAGTTCCAGTATCAGTATCGTTTGCCGAAGCATGGAAGACAATGAGTCCCTTTGATAAAGCAAGATACGAGAAAGCATTTCCAAAGATCGGTGGCTTAGTTGAACTAGCAGAGAAGACAAAGGCTGGTATGAGTGAAGCCTTTGCCAAGGAACTTGAGCAAAGAGAGAAAGGTCAACTTGACCAGTTTGTCAATCTGTCTGCTATTGTAGCTGCCGATGTAGACGCTGCTGTTAAAGAATTAAAACTAGCATCAGAGCGTACAGAGTTTAATATGGAAGATGACCCTAGAGATATAGCCAAGTTTAACGAAGCTATGCAAAAGGGAACAAGTCTTCTTTTTCAAATTGCCGAAAAGTATGGCTTAGAGATTCCAATTAAAGAAGATGGTACACTTGATCTAACTACTTTACAGATGCAACTAACTGGCTTTATTCCAAAAGAACAGTTTGACAATATCAATAGAGTTTTTACTTCGCTTGAAGAATTGCAGTTTGCGGCAAGAGGAACTGCTGTAGATAATTATAAAGCTAATCTTAAACAAAGAAACGAAGCTTTAACAAGACGAACAGATGAGATTCTTGCCCAACAGGATACAAAGCTTAAGCAAATACAACAAAGCGATCTTCCAGAAAATCAAAAGAATGATCTTCTTAAACAGGTTTTAAATCAAACAGGAAGAATGCTACAGTCTCTGTATTCTCCTAAGGTACAACAAAGAGAACTGTACGGTGCGTATTCAGCATTCTTAGTAAGTCGTGGCCTATCTCCTGCAGACATCTCTGAAGATGACTACACGGCTAGTGTTAGTGGATTTGATCTTCTAACTGCTACCGTCGATGAAACTGCATATAACACAGGAATGGTTGGTGTAGTATCTCGAGGACGCATAAACTTTGAAGAACTTAGAAGAAAGTATGTTCCCTCTGGAGGCGGCGATGGAGAAAGCCGAATTAAAAAAGCACAAGAAAATTCTTTAGTTGCACAGGCTATGGTAACAGGAGATCTACGCCCAGGTACCCCAACGCTTACATCAGATAGAATAGCCGATGCTACAAGACAAGAATTAAATAAGCTTTCTCCGCTATTTAAGAATGGAGAACCAGTTGGATTCTTAGCTTGGCATGATTCTATTCCAGAAGAAAACAGAAGTAACATTCCATTTACATTAGTTATGGAACACTTTGGCGTAGAGATTCAATCGCTTGGAAGACTGGATTCAAGTTCTCAACAAAACGCAGATAAATTAGCTAAACTTGAATCAATACTACGATCATTGTCTCCTCCAACACAAGACGCATTGGTTGGACGTAATATAGATATACCGTATAATACGACTTTGGTCAGCGCTCTTGCAAATTCATTTGATGCGGAAACGTTTTCTCCAGTTGCTGTATACCCAACATTAGGGTATCCACAAAGAACTAGAGATTCAATTATTACTGCTTTAAAAAAGGATGATAGATACAATATCTCTCCAGCTTTTAGACGAAATGTAGATAACTATGTTGCACTACATGAAGGAATTGAATCTGGCGGATCAATAAGTTTCGATTCATTAGCTAAGTTGCAAGCACAGTATGCTAAACATGCTGATACGTTGGAGATGATTCTCGAACCTAGCTTTGTAACTTCAGTACTATTTAGATTCCGCGAAAAAGCGGGGGGAAGCGAAAGTCGTAAAGAGTACATGGATAAGTATACTGCAGAAAGACTAAGAGCAGTTACTAGAACATTACCAGAAATGGTTGATAGATTTGCAAGAGTAAACGAGATTCCTGGTTTAGAGATGTTTAATGCTTCTGAAATGGAAGCAAATTACTACATGGATCCAGCAACTGAAATGATTTTTGAGAAGGCGGTTCAAACAGCCTTTCTTGAACTTGCAGATCAAGACACTCCGTTGTTTGCTTTAGATTCAAATGCAAAGGAACGTTGGGGCAATAGAGTCAGACAGGAATTAAGCCAATACGATTTTGTTAACATTCCTGGAGAAAATGGAAAGACTAAGATTGTTGCGCAGACTAAGGTCTGGGAAAATGTAGAGCCAGATTCCGAACTAATTAAAGACTTCTCTCAAAACTCTAGCTATCCTACTGATAATAAAGTTGTCCTTAGAGATATGTTCTTACAAGCTTCAATGGTTTCTGATCGATCAGACATTGGAACAAACTTTACAAAACGGGGCTATGGATTTAATGCTGCAGTTCCTGCTGCAGATTTAACTCCAGTTGGCGCAGTACTCTCTCAGATCAGTGGGTCTGAAGCAGCAACAAAAGTAAATAGAACAGACTTGGTAAACTCAATTGTTTCTGTTCTTGGAGAAGACTCAGATAATCTTAGTATTGCCGCTCTATCCTTTGTAGTCAGTACTGGACAAGCAGTCACAAGAGATAACTATAACAGGACAAAGAGAGATATACAAGCAGGAAAGCTTGGTGAAATTATTCAGACAGGATCGAATAGTCTAGAGTTTAGGGCTGTCGATTCCACTGGAAAGACTAGAGTCAAGCTTGGAATTACTCCACTTTCTGTTGTTGGTGTTAAGCCAAGTCCTACTTGGGAAAATGGTCTGGCACAGGAAGAAGTAGTTAAGATGGTTGCAGATGGTGTGAATGAAGCTGGATCGTCAGCTGCAGAATATCTAATGCGACGAGTTGTTACCGAACGAGGACCAACAACTATTAACCTAAACGACGGAACTCAAATGAAGTATTCCGTGGAGCAGACCGAAGATGGCCATAGTGTTCTAGTCGCAACCAAGCTACAGAAGAATAGAAAAGTTCTTCTTGGTTCGCCTTACACTGAAACCGAGGAAGTAAGCAGACGGGTAATTAACTCAGAGGCTATTGAGGCTGCCCCAGAACTAGCTGGAGAGTTAAGCTTTGGTCGCTATGATACTAAGAATCTTGAGATTCTAAAGTCTCGTCCAACACTTAATGCTACCAATGAGCTTGTTAAGGTTGAGAGTCTTGGGCGTGCTGGTGAAAGAAAAACATTCATACAGTACAATAGAAACCAAGACAATTCAATTAGCCGTACCGTAATCGAAGATACTGTGACGATGGGTAAAACAGTTAGACGCGTACTATCTACCGATCTAATTAGTGAGCCTGTTCCAGTTGAGGTTGATGTTGTAGCAAGCCCACAAGAAACAACTTCAAATGCTATGGTCCCAACTTCAAATGCTATATCATACTGAAGAAGAACTACAAGACTTCTACGATTGGTTAGATACAGCATCGTTTGGCGGTGTCGGAGAAGAGGGTGCAGCACAGCTTATTCAAACTACAAAGCAAAAGAACTTTGGAAAAGTAATACGCAGTCTACTTAAGACAATTGCTGTATCTGATTTCAATAGGCCATCAATGGCATAACATAAGGTCGGTGGGTGTAACAGCCCACCGATCATTTTTTTTTACTCAAACAAAAGGAGAACCAATCTTGGAAAACAAACCAACTCAATGGTCGCCTAAGCAATATGACTGGTTTACACAACCAACAAACGTTGTACCAGCGTACAGACAGGAAGTTTACAATCAGGGCTTTCATCCACTTGATGAAGATCCCTATGAAAGAATACTACGCGAAAAAAGACTAAGCGAAATTAGAGCTGGAATTAGAATTCCAACCCTAAACGCTGGCGACTTCGATACTATTGTAGATGACTCTACGGTATATCAGAAGGCAGCGGCTGGTCTTGAGAGAATGATGGAAACGGCAAGCGCATCTGGCTGGGGAGAGACAACCTCCCAGCCACAGAGAGAACTCTATAGAGAGTTGACTCAAGGAAAGTATAGAGACTTTGCAAAGGCCGCAGAGGTGGAATCGCTACAAAGCGGTGACATGTCTGACTGGTGGAGCAGTCTTCTTGATGCAATGCCTTTTACTGCAAACAGCACCGAAGAATTAAACGAGATGACCACAAAGCTGCTGCAGTCACAAGATGACAGCTTTACTCCAGAGCGAAAGCTTGAAGAGCTTAAGAAACTTATGGATGCAGATCCTGAGATTGGAGAGCTTGCTTCCGCATATGGAGTCGATCTTGTAAACCTTGCACTATCAAGTAGAAATAAAATTCAACTTAGGTTTGCTATTCAGCAGAAGATTAAAGACGGCATTCAACAGAAGCGTTATGGAATCTATGAAACAGCTGACCTAGGTTGGTATCGTAGACTTGGCTGGAATGCCGCAGAGATGGTACAAGATCCATACTTTGCTAGAGATCTTCTAGTAACTACAGCGGCTACCGCTGGTCTTGGAACCGTTGAACTTGCCGCTGCCCGTCTAGGTGCAGCTGGCATTCAGGCAGGAACAAGAGTTGCACAGCTAACTCATCAAGCCCTTAAGTTTACTGGGCCAATGGTTGGTTTTGTTGAAGGCCCAGCATTTGTTGCGCTACGAGCAGCAGCTCCACGAATTGGTGTAGTCGGCGCAAGAGCCGCAGCCATTGCCGTAGAAGGCGGCACAGCTGGATATCTTACAAACCTAAAGACACAAGAGAATGATTATGCTATTAAGGATCTTCTCTATAATGATAAGCAGGGCTTACCATTCAAGGCAGATTACTCACAGGCTTTTGATACGGCAATCATGTCGGCTGGTCTTGGAGTCCTTGCGCTTGGAACGCTAAGAACTGCGCTAGGTGCGTTGGGCGATGTTCCCGCAATGCGTCGAGTCAAGTCGGCTGGTGGAACCTTTGGAGACATGCTCAGGGCTTATGGTAGAGAGTGGACAAGCTCTCTCGATAACTGGGCTACTTCACCACAGGGCTTGACCGTATGGGGTAATACCCTATCAGGCGGTCGCGGTATTTACTTTGGCGATGCTCTTGATCGAATGGCACGGCGAGATATTGATGGTAGAAACTTTACCAACGTTCTTGCTGGCGGTACTCGAGTCTGGGGGGCAGCAGATCCAATTGTAGCCGCTCGGCTAAATATTGATATGGAGAAGGCAACACCAATCATCGAACGCTTTGAATCGATTACTGGCGTTGCTGGTGAAGCCGCAATGCGCGGCGTTGCTGGTGGAGAAGCCGCAGATATTTTCAAGGCATTGGTCGATGTTGAGAACTTCTCAAAGAAGGGTCTTAGCGCTGACGATGTCGTTGGTCTTTTAGATGAAATCAATCTAAAGCTTAAGGATGTTCCAACTGCGCCTACGCGTGTTGGTCAGGCTCTTGATGGTATTTCAAAGCTTGATAAGCTTGACTATGGAATTATGACCAGAGCTGTTGGTAGAGGACTAAATGCCCTATCAATCTCTAAGCAGCTAGAGACTAGAGGTTTAAACTTCTCAGCTATTGTTAAACAGGCAGAGGATCTAAAGCTTCGTCCCGTCGATATCATAGATGATGCAGACTGGGATAGTGTACTAGTCACAGCTGCTTATGAGCATGGAAGAATCGATCAAGCTATTTCTTCTGTGATTCTAAAGCAACTCTTTGACTTTGATCCAGCAAAGCTAAGCACCTACTCTCTTAAGGTAGATGAAGCTAATGGAATCAAGCAAGGTGTTCTTGATGCGATGGCACCACAGGATGAGTTTACAGTTGTATCAGGCGCAAGTGCCGTTCGTGTAAATAAGAAGAGTGGTTCTGTAACTCCGCTTAAGACTACACTGGAAGTTGTCGATGACAAGTTTAAGATTTTTGTCGAGCAACCAGACGGTTCCAAGATTGAACTAAGAGATCTATCTGGCGATGATGTAGTATCATCCGAAAAGGTTGCTCTTGAAATTAACAAGTTAAATGAAAAAGTCAGAGCTTTGTTTAGCGATGAGGCTGTGACTAGAATGGCAGAGGAAGCAAGAAAAAGCTCCGCTGCTCCAGAGACAGTCGATGCAGATATTGCCCAGCTTAAGAAGGCATGGGACAATGGCCAGCATCCAAATCCAAAGCTTCTTGCTCGTCTCTTTGGTCTTACACCGCAGCAGGCCGTTGTCGGCTATGCTGTTGTAAGAGCGCTTGGATTCGGACCAATGGAAACTACGCTAAGATTTGCCAGCGGTACAGCTGGTAAGGCTGGCTTCCTTGATAGCTCTCGAGCCGAGATTGCATTCTTTACAACTGAAGGTGCAAACCGTGCATTGATTCGTGCCACAAAGTCCAGCGATCTTGGTTCGCTTGTTCACGAAATGGGACACTTTGCAATCAACACGGTCTTTGGTCGCGGTCTATACAATGCCGATACGCTTCGTAAGCTTGGCATTACAGAGACTATGGAGCGAAAGTTCCTAGAGTGGGCTGGGGTTAAGTTTGAAAATGCAGACGGAACTCCAAAGACACCAGACGAAATTGAAGCAGACATTAATTCTGTGACAGTACAGGAAAGACTTGCCAACGGTTGGAATGCCTATATGCGTTCTGTCCTAATGAACAAGGCTACCAAGGGAGATTCTTCCGTAAAGCGTCTCTTCAATAAGCTTGGAGATTTTGTTGGTGGTGTAGGCGAGAAGCTAAAGTCAGCCGAAACCGAAGAGGCAAAGCTGACCATGACTGCAGAAGCAGAAGAAGTCTTTGGTATTCTTCTTGCTCGCTCGGAAGCAAACATCGATGATATCTTCTCAGCCGCTTGGGAAGGTGTATTCAAGACACAAAGCCCAGAACTTAGAGATCAAGTCGGTGTTCACATTCTTGGTGAAGCCAGGTTCAATGACTGGAAGGCTAAACAAGAGTTACTTGCTGCGGCAGAAAAATCTACAATCGATCCACTGGTTAAATCCAGTACGGTTAGAAACATTTCTCCAGAAGAAGCTGCTCTAAAACTAGACAATGCTCTTGGAAGATCTGTCTCTCGTAGACGAGTTAGAGAATGGTTAAACTCTCTTAATAAGAACGAGGGAGAAAGCGATGAGGCTTTCAAACTTAGAAAGAGAGAGCTTGTAAAGACTCTTGCATCGGAGTTGGCTAGAAATTCTGAACTTGAGCGAACCGCAATTGATAGAGGAAATCTAACATTTAGTGGAGATCGTGCAGCACAGAATAGAGTTGATGTCACTCCAGACAGGCTAAAGACAGTTGCCACAAAAGAACTTATGGCGTTTATTGATTTGGCTAGTACCGACCCCGCATTTGCTGTAGCGTATAGACCGCTTGCAATTGATGATATCGGGATCAGACTAAACGATGATGGAAGCTTGGGAGTTGTGGTAAGAACAAGAGGCTTTGATATTACAGTTGATACTGCTCTTGATGAACTAGCTAGAAGAGAAAGACTAGTTACTAGTAAGCTTGAAGAACAGAAGCTTAAGGAACTAATCAAGGCAGAAGAAGAAACTAAGAAGGCTGAAGCTAAGGCTAGAAAAGAAGCAGAGAAAACACTTGCTGCTGAAAAGAAAACGGCTGAGGCTGAAGCTAAGAAGGCAAGCAGAGAAGAAGCCAGAGCTAAGAAGGCTGAAGCTGCTGCTGAAGCTAAGGCAAAGAAGGCTGAAGCTAAGAAAAAGGCTGCCGAAGAAAAGGCCGCAAAGACTGCTGAGGCAGCTGAAAAGAAGAAGGCTGAGGCTGAAGCTAAGAAGGCTGAGGCTGAAAAGAAGAAGGCTGAGGCTGAAGCTAAGAAGGCTGCTGCTGAAGCTAAGAAGGCTGCTGAAGATAAGTCAAAGGCAGACGCAAGAACCAATTCTGTAAATGAACAGGTTCAAGGAGCTGGTCAAGTTGTGCGTAGAAAGGCAATTCAAAAGGCCGAGACAGATGCAAAGGCTGCTCTTGAAAAAGAAGTTGAACAGCAAAGTGAAGGCGCTAGACTAGCGGAATCAAGATCATCTATTGATACTAATATTACTGTTGTTGCTCCAGCAACCGCACCTAAAAATACACTTGTGGATGAGAATGGTATTCTTATTCCAGACGCTACTCCAAACGAAGTAGCAGTAGCTGCGGCAAGAGATGTGCAAGACAATAGTGTCATGCAACTTACAGCAGAAGCTGAAGCTCTTATAGCTGGTTTTGATACACCAGAACAAGCTGCTAATGCAATTAGTACTCCACCACAACCAGTAGAACAATCTCCTGTGGTTGTTGTAAATGGACCGCCTACTACTAATGAACCCACTAGACGTAGAGTTCGTAAAGCAAAGGATGCAGCACAAACACGGGTTAATACTGCAAGGGAGTCACTAAGCCCAACCGATGCAGCTATTGTCGAACGCCTGGTAGATTCTTCAATCATTAGTAAGGAAAACTTAACTAGAATACTAGATTCAATTACGACTAACTCTAAGGCTCCAGAACTTTCTAAGCAGTATCTTGCAGCTCTTATGAATTTAAAGGCCGTAGAACTAGCAGAAGAAAAGCTAAAGATCACAACACTATCTGAGGAAGAGCAGTTAAAGTTCTCTGAAGTTTCAGAAAGAATTGATACAGCAATCGATCAAGGAAAATTTAAGGTAGAACAACGAAGCGCTCTAGAAGCAATTATGGCTGGAACAAGAATGCCAGATGAAGTAATTGAATCTGGAATATTTCCTGCATCTGCAACGCTAAAGGATAATCTTGAGATTCTAAGTAAGGGCCACCGCGCTCAGAGAGAAGCGGCTGCTGTTGTAACCTATCAAGAATCAAAGCTTTACATCTCTGATGCAGCAAACGTAAAAAGATATAATGAAGCTAAGGCAAGTTCAAAGCCAACAGATCAGCAGAAGGCAACTATTACTCTATATGAAAAGCATCTAGAACGAGTTCAACTTGGACCGATGAAAACCGTATCCGATATCGAACAGGTTCAGAAGGCAGCTGATGCGGCAAAGGAAAAACAAGCCCTAAAGGAACAGGCATTTACACAGCTTAGTGATGCCGAGTTAAATAAACAGGCTGCTATGGTTGTTGTCGCTTACGGAAAAGAGCATGGATATATTGCTCAAGATGTATCTGATTCTGCGGCAGCTTCACTATTGACTGATCTGCTTACAACAAAATTTGATCGAAACACAACTGAATATAAGATTGCTGTACTGTTAGCAAATACAATTCGTGAAGGTAAACCAATTGAACCAGAGCTAAAGCTTGTTGGTATGATGAATGAAACTAATCTTAACAAGCGATTTGAAAAAGCCAAGTCTGAACTACAGAATTCTTATGGCAGCAGTAAGAAAGTAGATCTGATGACTGCTTATGCAATGCAGAGAATGCAAAAAGCTTCTATTGTTCTAGAACCACTAGCGGTAGAGCTTTTAGCTTCTAGGTTTAATAACGCAAAGCTAGAACTTAATGTAGATCTAAATGCAACTGCTCAAATCTTTCAGCATCCAACAATTAAAGTGTTGATGAACCGTAAAGAGTTCGACTTTTTAAAGTTTTCAAATATAATCTTCCGCAAAATCGGAGACGATGAAACTATAAATAAGCTATTGAGAATAGAGACAGAGCTTGCAATTAAGTCTGGAGATCTTACTAGCGAATGGGCAAGAATGTCCACAGACGATTACAGAGGTTTGTTAAGAGCAGCTGTAAGAGATGGAGATGATTTGCCAGAATCCTTTAGGGGTTTATTAAGAGGAATTCTTAAGAACCTGGAAAGAAAAGAAAGACTTGGTTCTGGTCCAAATAGGTTTGAAGCTAATCAAATCAATATTGATGCGGAAAACGCTACTACTGGTCGTAGGTTTGACATTGCAGATGAAGGTCTTGTTGCCTCTAATAGAGAAGCTATACTAACAAATTCCTATCTTGAACACCAGAAAATTCTATCAGGCTTTGTCTTTGACGAACTACAAAGACGTGGCCGAACAGATCTTGCCGATTTCTTTACTGAACGTCAGACTGTAGTAATGGAAGAGGAAGGTGTTGCTCAAGTACGAGGAACAGCTATTGAAAAAGTTAACGAAGTAAGAGTAAGAAATAATAAACCAGCTTACGATCAAAAACAATTTAAAAACCTACAATCTGAATTTCAGAAAATTGTAGACGAAGTTGTTAATATGGTTGGTATTACGCATACTAATTTTGCCATAGAACTAACTCGAACAAGGTTGCTTACTGCCAGAACAGCTAAAGAAAAGCAGGGAGCTATTAGCCAACAGGTAAAGAACTTCTCGGTCGATCATAAGGATTCAAAGGGAAACACTGTTGTAACAGAAACCGCAGATCAGGTAACTGTATATCAGCAGAAACTAGATAACATCTCTATGGAAGAGTTGGCTGACTTTGAAGCAACCGTCCATCGTCTATTTCCAGAAGAGGGTGAAGAATACTCCGTTGATCTAGCTCCAATTGAAATCATCTATAATAAACTTGATAAGAATATTATCAAGGATGTTCTAGATGGTACGATCAATAATGGGTATCAACTTCTTCTAGCACTAGAAACGAAGATGGGTAAGGGTACAGTTCAAAGCGCAATCATTGAAGACCTTAAGAAGATAGGTAAAGACGAACTTGAACAGGTAGCTGTATTTGCTACAGGTTCTGGAAAAGCTCTTGGCACTTATTATGATTTGGTCAACATGGTTGAGTTGGACATTGTAAACATCTTGCGTCAAGGCAAAACAGAAGGAAAGCCATTAACTATCTTTAGAGAGACAGCACTACATGAGTTACTACACGCTGTTACGGTTCGTAAGATAGATAGAATAATTGGAGAGCTTGGTATTTCTGCTGATACAAAGGGATTTGATGAAGCGCGCTTGGTTGTTGAACGTCTTGCGGCTAGGGGAAATAACCTATCCGCAATGGAAAAGACAGTTAAGGAACTTTGTCAAGTCTATCTTGAAACGGTAGAATTAGAAAGGGCTGCTTACCTTGATGAATTTAGAGGCGGAGAACTATCTGATGCTCAGCTAACAGAGAGATTCTATGACATTCTTAGTGATGGTAATGCGGCGGCAGATAATAAACTATACCATGTTTACAATGTTATGGAGTTTATTACAAATCCGCTAACAAACAATAAGTATATGCACTCAATGATCTCTGAAGCGTTTGAGTCAATGTCCACTAGGGTAACAAATCCAAGGACAAAAACAAAGACCATGAAGTTGATGGTAGACTTTGAAAGAGGTCTTGGCATCAACACTCAAGATTCTCTAAAGAGTTCTGGGCTTTATAAGATTGCTCAATCTACTATGAGAATTCTAACTCAAAAGGTAGATCCAGCTGACTCTGTAGGTATGCCAATAGGAACAACGCGAGAGTTTTATCAAGACGCAATGCCGTTTAGATATGTTCCAGATCAGAAAACAATCCTTACAACAGACATGATTCCTGATGAATTTGGTGAGGTTGCTGCGTTCCTTGGAGACATGGAAGCAAGCGCAGAGCATAGCAAGGCAAGATCAGATCTTAAAGCCGCAAAGGGACGAATGCTTGATACACTACAAGTATATCAGCAAAGAAGAGCTGAGCTTGATTTGCGAGCAAAGATTGAAACCGAAGGTATGGCTGGTAAGGATGTTTCAGCTTTAGAGCAGAGACTTGATGATCTTATTGTTTCGGCGGATGAACGTCAGCGTATCCTCAGGGGTATGGGACTTCACGAAGAGCTAGAGCCAAGAGATCTTGAGGCTATGACTAATATCGTAAACGGCAACAGTGCATTCTATACTGCCGATGTAAAGCAGACTTTGGAATACATGAGAAGACTAGAAGCTTCTAGAGCCGTTGCTAAGATTGAAAAGCCTATGGCCTACCGCGATATGAACAACGAAGAGAGAACCTTGTTCTTGATTGAAACCATGATGCCTGCTGTAGAGCGGGCAATCGGAACTAGAAATCAAACGGCTGGTGTGTTCTCGTTGTTTACCGATAGCGTAGTAGGAAAGAAGGCTAATCAGTTTATCGGTGGCGCTGTAGACTATAGCAAGACCGCTGATTCCGATTCCATGTTCCTTCAGTTCATCTCCAAGTTCTTCGATCCAATGATGGATCTTCGAGATGGCGAACTCAACCTTGCATTCAATATGCCAAGCATTGATAAGCTTAATTCAATCATTGAAGGAATGTATCAGAAGTCGGGACTAATTGAAGCATACGATAAGGTCAAGGCGGTTGCTCCAGATCAGGAGACATTAAATTATATTAACGATACAGCCTGGGATTATCTCGCAAGACGAGACGAGTTACCAGAGGGTACTAGATTTAAAAATGAAATCCTAGCTGTAATCGACTCAGTAAACAATCTTAACAAGGAGCTACATGAGTCTCTTGTTAAGTACGGTGGTCTACGATCATCCTCATCCTCAGCAGAGGAATACGGTACTGTTCGTCGGGCTGGAAAGATGGCCTATCAGAATCCAAAGAAGTTTGCAGAAGCTTTGTATAAGCATATGTTAAATCGTAGTAAGCTTGCCCACGAAAAGGGTGAAGTATCTGCGGTTGCATCAGAAGCGCTTGGTTGGATTAACTATACGCGATCCGACAGCAGCGACGAGATTATCTCGATCTCCTTGACCGAGAACTCTCCACTTGCAAAACTATTTCCAGATAAGGAAGTAGATCAAAAGATTGCTTGGAGTGAGGCTCGTAAGGTTCTGAAGAACGGCGTAGAAAAACTGACGAAGGAAGAATCAGACAAACTATTCAAGGCTTTGGAAAGTTCTGAAGACTATAAGAGTAGCTACAAGTCTGTTCACGCTGGTAGAGATTCATCCTACAGCGTCATTCGTCAGGCTGCGGAAATTGCCAGAAACAGATACATGAACTTTGGCGATGTGGGCGACACCAAGTCGGTCAAGCCACGGTCAGAATCTGTTGGCGGTGGACGAGACTATGCCGAGGAGAGAATCATTACTCACGATGATCTGGCTAGAGATAGGGAGTTGGCTCAGTTCTTTGATAAGAATATCATGCGATTGACCAACGATCTACTTAGAGGTCAAGGTACTGAAGCATTGTCTACAAAGATGATGACTGACTTCTTCGGCGGTAATGTAAGAATTACCGTTCTTGATATGATTGAAATCTTTAGGAACGCTGGCGAGGGAGTTAGACGTGGGGATGTAGATCCTCAGGTTATGGCTCAGGTAAACAAAGGTTATGATAGAGTCAAGGCAGTATGGGAGGAATTCCTAGGCATGAGTCGCGGAGACGCAGACTCTATGGATCCATACTATCGAGACGCTCTGTTGAACTCTCGCTATACCGTACTGTTGGCTGGTGGTGTAAGAGCCGCCCTGTCCTCAGTCCCAGAGTTGTCTAGAGCAATTGTAGCTAGCGATCACAATAAGTCAAAGCTTCGTCAGATCTTCCCTAACCTTATGCTGGCAATGCGGTATGGGTTTGGAGGTAATAGAGAAAAACTAAACCAGATGGCTTCCGCCTATCACTGGATTAGAAACATGTCCGCTGAAACCCTATTGGCTAGAACCGAAGCCCTACCAGACAATCCCTTCCACGGGGTTGCCTTTGGTGGAAGACGTGGCTGGTTCTCTACATGGACCAATCAGTGGAATGCCATTCGTGGCGTGAACGAGGTTGAAACCTCCAAGTTTAGAAAGCTATTGAACTATGCTGGATTCCCAGCAAGTATTGCTGGCGCTCCTCTAGCTTGGATTAACATGGTTACAACCGCAATCCATGTACATAATGCTCAGATGAATCTGACAAGAAACGCAAAGAATTTTAAGAAGCTAGTAGAATTGATGGATGGTAGAACAATTAAAAACATGGCAGAGTTTGAAAGATTGGCAGATTCTGCTGGTCTATCCTCAAAGGAAGCCTTGGATCTTTCTACCGCTGGAATTCTAAATCCAAAGATTGTTGATATCCTTGTGGATATGGCAGCAGATCCAAAGACAAAGTCAGATGAGATGTTGGACATCTCTAAGATGTACAGGTGGGCTAGAGAGCAAACCAAGTACAATGTAGATGATGTAGATAATGCAATTGCAGCATTGGGTCAGTATGTCGGCATGACAACTAGACACACCAACACAGAGCCTACCCTATTGGACAAGAGAGTAAATAACAGCGTTTACTCCAAGGCTCTATCTATCTTCATGCAGTTCTTGCTGTCCCATTCAATTCAGGAAATTGGTAGAAGAAGACGCTATAGCACAATCAACTACGGTAAGCATATCGTAGGTCTGATGACTATGGAGGCTGGGGTGTATGCCCTAGGTAGGATGTACAGGGGTGAAGAACCCTATGAGGATAACAATGTAGAAGCATTTGTTAGAATCGCTACAGGTATGCCTATGCTAGGTTCATATCAATACCTAGCAGCCCTATTACGTCAATCAGCCTTTGCTGCCTATAATACCTGGTCTGATACCAATACATTTGAAGAACAGATTAGAGTCCCTGGTCTAATTGATGCTCCTGCTGATACTGCTCCTAAGAGAGCTATGAAGGGAGTTGGCTGGGGAATGACAGTCCTACAGGATATTCTCAAGGAAGGCTTCTAGAATCCTTTCTAAGACATTCTAACGCTTGGGGGGTATCTCCATACCCCCTAGGCTTAGAATGGCTGTAATGGGATTCTAGATGGGTATTTTGATATGGGGAATTGAACCCACCAATGAACGCGAGACGTAATAAGAAGAAAGAGTTTTTAATTCTTCTTGGTCGATGGTAAGACCTAAAATTAAAGCAAGCTTACCTATAGGGGGTAAGCTGAAGTAAATTATATAAGCCAATTAAAAATCCAACAATAAAAATTCTTAGGGTGGGGGGAGGAGAAATCTTAGGATATAACCTTAGGGTTAACCTAGATAGCTTTTCACTCGACCGTTTGAGCAAGCGTTTGGATTTGACATTTCACTCGACCATTTAACAGGAACTTTTATGAAGACGGCACTAGTAATTTGTTTGGTAAGCGGCGTAGCACATGCAGACTTTATCGTTGTTAACAACCCAGTAGCAGACAGCGTAGGATTCTATTCAGATGCTTTTGTATCAAATGGAGAATACACCTATGCCTCTAGCGGGGCACAGATGTTTAGCTTGGAAGATAGCTATGACTTTAGCTCGCTAAGATGGTGGGGATCCATGAATGGGTTTAACGGTCAGGGTCTTGATAACGTTACATCCTTTCAGATCATTGTATGGGACGCAACATTCACCAAGCAACTTTACAATAATAAGTTCTCAATCAATCAACTTCAAATCGCAAACACCGATACATACAATCTTTACGGTGAAGCAGTATACGAGTTTGCAATTCCACTATCGGACTTGCAGCTTGACTCTGGAACCTTTGCCATGAATATCGGAGCTATCCTAGACGATAGCGCTGGAGATCAGTTTGTTTGGGCTGAAGGTGTAGATGCAGACAACTTCTGGCAAACAAGTCAGAACTGGGGTGTATGGTCCCCACTACCAAACAACATCGGAAACACGGCAGGAGGTTCATTTGTACTTTCTGCCCCAACTCCTGGAGTCGTTGCACTCCTTGGTCTAGCTGGCCTAGTCAGCAGACGCAGACGATAATCGTCACCGCACCACCCCATAACAGCTGACCCCCGTCCAGCAGGGAGTGGTTACTATCTATCCCACGGTACCCGAAAGGGTATCGCTGGGGTTTCTAAAAACGTTTAGGTGTCAGAAATTTGTAAAGAGGGGCTTACCAAGCAGCGGCCCCCCATCAACCCCCCCTATCCCCCCCTGTGATCCCCCCCGCCCCAACGCGAAGAAACCTTGCAAACTATGCCGCAAAGAATCTTGCGGAATCTTGCCCCACTTCCCCGCATACCCTCCCCGCCGTAGGGAGGAAGGTATCGCTTCGGCGGTTCTTTGACAACTTAAACTGTGTTCCTCTTGTCCTCCGCGAAGATTCGCGGATTAGGATAGACCCTAACGGGTCGAAAGTCGTCGGGAAATACCATCGGATGGACGATGGGGCTACCCTGGGCGCTAGTAACGGAGGTCTGGAACACTTAGACGCGTAGTCTACCCTGCAAACTTAGGTGGTGAGCCTAAGTTTCCCGTGCCAACGGATGGGGTAGGAACCTGCACTGCCGACATACGGTATAACGGGAACGCGAGCGGCGCACTAAATAAACCCTAACCCGCAGGGTATCCTAACGGTTATCCTGCGGTTTCCATTGTGGGGCGGCTACTGTAGCCTCCCTCGTTTCGCCACTTTCAAGGAGTTTCGCACTATGTCTACTCTCGCTATGATCGCGTCGCAGTTCGCCACTTTCGCTGACTTCCTTGACTCGGATATCGGCGGCAAGGTCATGCGCACTTTCTCGGACGGCTATGCCGCCGATCTCTCGAAGCGTAATCGCGACTCTGCGGGTCGTCCGTCGACTTTCAAGTCTATGTCGACCGTCAACGGACTCGTCTCCGATCCGTTCAATCCGCACTGTCGTTCCGCGTTCTCGCTCCTCGATATCTACGCCGCTATCGAGAACGACGGTATCGGACTCGCAGGCAAGGGTGGTGGTCACGCGAAGACTGTCGCGTCGCATGTCACCGACTGGTGGAACGCGAACGGTTACGCGTACCTTGTCCCCGCTCGCACTGTCCCGCAGTCGAAGTCGAAGGCTGGAAAGCGTCTGTCTGTCAATCTGTCGATGGACGATATGTTCAAGGTTCCCGCGACTGTCGCCTGAACTGTCCGCCCCCCCCAACTCTCGGGGAGGATACCCTAACGGGTATTCTCCCCTTTCGCCCAAAGGTATGTTGCCTAGGGTATCCGTCGTCTATCGGAGACAATCCATGCCAAAGCCTACGGCTTTCCAGATTGAGTGTGCGAACCGTGCTATCGCTAACTTTGCGGGATGCGCTGTGAAGGCTAACTATGATGCCGCTGTCGAGGCTATCCGAAAGTGTGGATACACTCGGAAGGCGGCTGTCGCGTTCCTTTGTGCCCGTGTGAAGTTTGCGAAGACTTTCTCTAACTGAAAGGCGGCAAGTATGACGAAGACTGAACAAAGTGTCCGTGCGGCTATCGACAATCTTCGCGAGATGGGTTGTTGGGTGGACTATCTCGACGGAACTCTCATTGTGGCTCGCCACACTAAGACGGATGAAGAGTTCGACAATGTCGCGCCAACTGTCCGAAACACTGTCGCGTTCTTTCCAGGACGAGGGTATCGGTGGGGATGTGATGGCGTAGGCTATCTGTCATGCAAGAAGGCGAAGTGTGTGGAAGTGTTCCGCAGTATCGACACGGTCGCTGTCCGCAAGGTGTTGGAGAAGATGTTCCCGTGAACTCTCGGAGTGTGTGGGTGAAACTATCCCACACAATCCTTTCGTGTCAGACTGTCCGCAAACCAACGGAGATCGAACTATGTCGACCCTGAATGTTCTCGCCACCGCTATCCGCAGTCTGTCGATGATGCCTGTCGGAAACTGTCGGACGGCTATCCGAGGCTGTGGGGAAACCTTTGCCGAACGGCATATCGACGGAAATATCAACGAACTGTTGACCGTCCACTTCAAGAACTTCTATCCCGAAGTGATTGTCGATACTGTCGAGGTCGACGGTATGCGTATCACGAAGATCGGCAGCGGCTATGATAACACTATCATCGTCGCGATGTATCTGTAAGTGTGCGGGTGAAACTAAGGAGAACTGTACCATGAAGAACAACGACCTCAACATTGTCGACACTATCTTCGCGCTTCTGCCCGACGCTGTCGGGGAAATGTCGGTGAAGGTGTCTTTCCTGAAGTGTGTCGACGGGATCATTACCGACAACGAAAGGTCGGTGCATGTGTTGTGCGGAGTGTCGGACGAGAACCTTCACGATACTGTCGAGCGTATCGCACGGTATCTCGACACTGTGCGAACGAACTATCGCTGCGAACAGCAGGCGCGAAAGTTCTGGGAAACGGATTGGAACAATCCCGCACTGTGGGCGGGAGATATCGTGGTCGAGTTCAACGACTGGTGAATCTCGGAGTGTGTGGGTGAAACTATCCCACACAATCCTTTCGTGTCAGACTGTCCGCAAACCAACGGAGGCTACGCAATGCTCGAGTGTGTCTACATCACGAAGTCTTGCACGGGAAATGTCATTGAAGTGTCGGACGAGTGTCCGCCCGTGTGTCGTGAGGTGTGTTCGTGCGGCGACTATGTTACACGCACTGAGCGGGTATACTTTGTTCGCTGCGATGTCGGCGAGCAAGTGTCGGCGCACACTGTCGACCCCCGCAGTTTCGGGGTGTCTTTCGCGGACATCAAGTGCATCGACACTATCGGTGCGGACAATGTCTACCTTGTGCCCCACGATGTCGCTCCCGACTATCGGGAAATGTGGGGGGAGGAGGTGGAATGACCATCTATCTCTGCGCTATGGGTGGCGCACTGTGTCTTCTCGTGTGTGGTGTGATGTGTCTGGTCAATCTCTTTCTGGAGGACTGAAATGTTTCACGCATACAACAACCACGCTACCAATGACTGTGTTCGTCAGGGTTTCCAGATGGTGTTCGCCAATGGTGTCCGAGCAAGTGTTGCGTTCGGAACTTTCAACTACTGTGACCAAGGTGTGACCACCGCCGAAGTGTGGGCGTGGGATGATGCCACGGGTAATCCCGTGACTGTCCCTGGCTACAGTAGCGGAGATGTTGTCGGACATCTGTCTGCCGATGAGGTCGTGAAGTATCTTGCGGCTGTCGCTGAGCTGTAAAAAAAACTGTCTACCAAACTGTTATACCCTCCCCCTCGACGGGAGGGAGGATGAAAGGTAGGTGAATCATGCGAGTGATCGAACACGAAATGCTTCAGGCTGTCAAGAACTATGCGAACTATCGCAAGTCTAACACCCGCGTTGTGTGCATTGATGGTTGGGTGCGGATCTATCTGCACAACAATCTTATTGCGGAAGTTCTCCACCGTGACGGAACTTTCCCGTCGATCTATATCGACAACTGTGGGTGGCACAGTCGAACCACTCAGTCTCGACTGAATGCACTGATGTCGGGACTTGACTTCCCGCTGCGAGTGTTCACCAAGAAGTGGAATCACTATGTGTCCACGCCGAGCGGAGACTGTCGGCTGGATTGTACCTACGGCTATCACAAGGAAGGTTTCTTCAATGATTGAGTCGTGCCACATGTCTGACACTATCGGGCACATCTTTGTGATGTGTCTGACTGGCAAGGAAATCCCCTCAGGGTTTCTGCTCTTTGCCGAGCAAGTTGTCGAGGGTAGTGACCACTATTGGTTCGAGGAGTCCGAGGTTGACTTTCTGCGGGAGGTGCTGAACAATGTCTGACGGATACAATGGCTACGCCAACTATGAGACATGGAATGTTGTGCTGTGGTTGTCTAACGATGAGGACAACTATATGCGACTTCGTCGTCAGGTGTGGAGGCACTATGATGAACTGATTGAGGGTGACTTGCAAACTGTGTACGAGATTGTGCATGGCATCTTCAATGTCGACCCAACTATCCACGCAAGAACTCCCGACAGGGTGTTCATCTCATGTGACGAGATCGACTGGACTGAAGTGTACGAGGCTTGTATTGTCCCAACTATGGAGGATATCAACTGTGGCTGACAACATGTACGATGCTTTCTTCAATGTGTGTCCGTCTGCCGAGAAGTGTGAGACTTGGTATGTCGTGCTGTGGGAGTATCGCACATACTATGGCGGGCCTGAAGAGGGCGGATGGTGGGGTCGAGATGTTGTGCCCGTGGCTATCGCGGAGTATAGCACCAAGTCTCGAGCCGATGCTATGGCAAAGCAAGTGTATGCCAAGGCTAAGGAGATGACTAGGCAGGCACAGGATGAGTTCAATGACTATTGCCTCGAGACTATCCTCGCTGCTGAAGAGCGTGGACTGTCTGGCGAGGATCTTCCCGAGGTGGATGGATCGTCTGAGTACAAGGTGAATGTTCAGCGTGAGTATCCCGAGGCTATCTATGGCCCTCGACACTATGAGTAAGGAGAACTAAATGATCTGTACTGCCCTTCTTTGTTTCACGCTGTGTGTTCCCCCTCCTGTCGGTACTGATGTGGATGGTATGCTTGACGCTATCCGCATCGTTGAAACTGGAGGATGTAAAGATCCCAACAATGCCGTGGGAGATAACGGCAAGGCTATCGGAGCCTATCAGATTCACTATGCCTACTGGAAGGATGCGGTCGACTATGACCCCAGTATCGGCGGCAAGTATTCGGACTGTAAGAATCCGAAGTATGCCCGTCGTATTGTTCGGTCGTACCTGAGCCGCTATGTTCCGCGAGGTATGTGGAATATCGACACGGTGTCGCGTATCCACAATGGTGGCCCCAAGGGTTACAAGAAGTCTGCGACTGTCGGCTATGCCGAGAAAGTGAAGGCGAACTATGAAGGTGTTTGATCTTCAGCGTCAGAAGTTTGTTGAGGCAAATGGTTGGCAGGATTTCAACGCACTGATTGGTGCGGAATATGGAACAACTATTGAAGTTCATCGTGAAGGCAACATTATCTTCGCACTGTGGGTGGATGATGAGGGAATCAATCGAGGTCGACTTATGAACATGGCTATGACGGGCATTGTCGGATACCCTGTGTTCGGTGATGGTATTGTTGTAGCCTATGAAATCGAGAGTGGTGAGGATGCGTGTCTCTCTACTTACGAAGAGTTTGTGATCGAAATGTTCGGAGACTATCCTATCTGATAGAAAAAACTATCGGATTCCCCGCATACCCTCCCCCTCGACGGGAGGGAGGATGAAAGGTAGGTGCTAACATGGCGAACTATAGCGTGTACTCTTTCGTTGAGGGTGGTGACAGCATTGGCTACCACTATAGCCACGACACTAAGGCTGAGGCTGTGACCGAAGCAAGGTGTGTGGCGAAGGAAATGACCAAGCGGTTTCTGATTGTCGTGACCAAGGATAATGTGCGTGATGGATCGTGGACTATTGCCCTTACTATGGGTGGTCTGCCCATCGGGAATACCCATCTGAACTTTCTTGTGAGGTGTCCGTAATGAGTGAGTATGAGATTGATCTGCTGTTGCTTCGTCTTGAGAATGACTATCCTACGCAGTACAATGTTCGCATTCTGCGTCAGGCTGCCGCAACTATTCGCGAACTGAACGAGGAGATTGATATGCTTCGCAACCGACTCTATGGAGAGAACAATGCTCAGTGAGTACAAGTCCTACAGTTTCAACAGTACCTTTGGTGCTATCACGGTGTCTTGTCACTCTGGTGTTGACGAGCCTATCTATACTCTCTGGCTGTGGAGTAATGAGGAGAAGCGGAGTTGTCAGTTCGCCATTACTGCGGAGGACTATGAGCGCATCAAGTCTTTCCTGCACAACAATATGAATGTCGTTATCCGTGACTATACCGAGACTCTGTACCACCTGATGAAGGGAGGCTGAACATGAAGAAGTATGAGATCGTTGTGCCGTGCTATCATGCAGACGAGAATGGGTTTCCTGTTCATGACTTTCCAACCATCTTTGTAGAGGTTGATGAAGCGTTCATTGATGCTGGACTGTGCTTCACCTGTCTTAACGATGTTCATGGTGCGTGGCTGAATCAGGATGCTGGTTCCTACAGTTACTCTACGAATCCAAGAATCGTCTATGAGAAGTCACGCATCTATGTGGTGGTGACTGACAAGCATGATGCCGTGATGAATGTCTGCAGTCAACTTCGCAAGAGTCTGTGGCAGAAGTGTATCTTCGTTATCGCAACCGAATGTGAGGCTATCTATGTCTAAGATTGACCAGTATATCAATGCACTGAATGACCCGCGTTTCAATCAGATTAGTGGTGGACTGTGTGCCGAGGTGGATGGGGAACTGTGCTTCTGCGCTCTTGGTCTGGCGTGTTACATCAATCATGTTCCCATGAACTGTGTACTGCATGTTACCAAGGATATGTGTGAGCATGAAGATCCAGAGGGTCGACCCATGTATCGCCATGTCTTTGAGGATACTGATCTGCCAATCTATCTGAAGCCTGGTGACAAGGTGTATGAGTTTGTCTTCAGTGATATGGAGAATGGTTCGTCTACTCTTATGCCGAATGAGTTCTGTACTACCAGTGCCGAGTGGGATAAGTTTGTCGATGAGTTGGATGGTATTGGTATGCGCTTTATCGACATCTCCATTCTGAATGATGGTGGATGTTCCTTCAAGGGTATCGCTAATCGTATCAAGGAGAAGACTGATGTCTAATGGTATGTGGTGTGTCTATCACGACAGTGGTTGGTGGTTGGTTGTACACAACAATCAGATTGTCGATGGGTTTCGTGACGAGGATGATGCTCGCCAGTATCTTGTCCATCTTATGAGAAAGGAATCTGTCAATGCCTAAGTTTGATATCTACTGCGACTATACTGAAACTTCGTGGGGTACGATGTGCTTCTATGTCGAAGCCAACTCTATTGACGAGGCTATCGAGGAGTGGAATAAAGATCCGTGGCGTTTCGACTTCGATCATCATTATGTGTGGGACAGTGAGACTACCGACTTTAGGTTTGATGAGACAACTACGAGGGAACGCAATGCCTAACTATGTGATTACTGTCGAACAACTTGAGACTGTGAACCGTGTGTACGAAATCGTTGTGGAGGATGTGAACTCTGAGGACGATGCTATTGCAGAGTTCGATAGGCGCAAGTATGACATGATGTGGGAGCGTGTCTACGAGGAGAAACTCGAGACTGTTGATTCCGAAGTCATTGAAGTAGAGGAGATTTGACAATGCCGAACTGGTGCTACAATAAGGTTACGATTAGTGGTGATGCCGAGACTATCAAGAAGTTCGTGGACAACCACATCAATACCGATACTCCTTTCTTTCAGAGTATCATGCCTATGCCGCAGGAACTGGTTGGAACTATCAGTCCCCGTCCCCGAACTACCGAACAGGTTCTTGCAGATTCTAAGCAGTATGAGTGGGATGCAGAGACTACTCAGTGGCATCTCGACAATGCCCTGACTAAAGAGATGGAAAAGCATCTCGACAATCTCAAGGATAAGTATGGTGCTGACAACTGGTACTCTTGGTGCTGTGATAACTGGGGTGTCAAGTGGGATGTCGGCAAGATTGATGATGTGTATGTCGATATTGATGGCGAGGATGGTCGTGTTGAACTGTCCTTCGACACTGCTTGGGGTCCGCCCGAGGGTATCTATCACAAGTTGTATGAGATGTATCCCGATGTCCACATTACTTGGTTCTTTGACGAGCCAGGTATGGAGTTCGCAGGCTATCTGAAGGAAGGCGGTATTGACAATGGATGCTAAGTTCAAGGTGTTTGCTTTCGATATGCTCATGCTTCTTGCCATGAGTATGACAACTGCCGTGTCTGTTCTGAATGCGTTTGAAGGTGAGTCTCTGTTCTGGTTGTGCTGTTCTGTCGGTGCTGGTTTCGTGACCTATCTTACTTGGAAGGAGATGCAGAAGAATGAATACTGAAACTATCGTGAGTGAGTTTGAGAAGTACATCAAGAATCTCATCAGCAACGAGAAGCCTGAGATTGATCGCAGTATGGTTTCCGATGAGATTTCGGATGCAGTAACGAACTACTTCTCGTATGACTTTGATCCTAGTGAGCATATCAGTGACTGGATTGTCAGCCGTGCAACTAAGGATTACATTGATGACAATAGGGATGTTATCCACGACGCTGTCGATGATGTTCTGACTGCCAACATTATTGAGGGGGCACTGACCAAGTTCTTCTCTACCGAGGATGGCCGCAAGACTATCATCACCGCTATCAAGGAGGCTATCCAGTGAGTGTTCCTATCGTGAATCTTGCACTGCTCGAGAAGCAGGCAGAGTATGTCTCTCTTGTTACCCTGAAGGAAACGGATCAGGATATCAAGGACGCACTGTATGATCTTATGGAACTTCTCGAGGCTATCATTGATGGTCGTGTTGAAGTTGTGTGGTCTGGTGTTTCACTCAATGGTCCGTATAAGATTACCAGCACCTATCATAAGGATATCAATAAGTGACAAGCACCGAGTACTTTACCAACACCTATATTGAAATGGATGAGCAGGGTTACTATGTGTCTGGTAGGATTACCTATACTATGCCAGACCTTGGTCGACCGCTTATTGACGCTGAGTCAGTGGAGGATTTCGAGGCTATGGATATCAAGTCTGCAAAGTCTAATGTTCATCTTGACATTGATGACTTCTGTCAGTCTGAACTTCTTGACCGTGTTGTTGACTCTATGAATAAGGAGTGGTGATATGCCGATTGATATGGATTTAAACAAGGTAGTGAACATTCGAGTCGAACTCATTGACCACAACAATCTTGAACAACTTTGTATGTATCTTGAGGATGCAATGAATGACGGTGTGATTGACAGTTTCGATGTTGATGTAATCCTTGCTACCAACATTGTCAATAACAAACTTTATATGCTCTATGCCAATGGTACTTACAAGGAGGTTTCCGATGTTCATTGATGATGACGAGTACTTCCCCGATGTCGATGCTCTGTGGGAGGAGCGGTGTGAGGCTGGCTACAACAATGGGTGGGAGTATGTTGGCGATGATGCTGACGATGATGAGGACTGGTATGATGAGGAGGAGGATCGTTGATGCGCTGTGGATAACTTGTTAGCAACGAACGCGAGACGTATCAACAGAGACACTGCGTTGGTGTCTTGCCTTGGTTCGTGTTGTTAGGTACAATAACCCAACAACCCTAACAGAAAGGAGTATTATGCAAACACTTTGTAGTGGATCGCTATGGCAATCGCTACCTTCTGATGAGAAGTCTAAACGACTTCTGCTCAACGCAGTAGAAGAAGAGGCTATGTTCACTAGAAGTCTGTGTTCATATGAGAACAAACTTGATGCGTGTCTAGAAGCCAACACTCCAGCAACCAACTTTATCTACAAGACAACTGACATTCTGTCTGACTCCATCATGGACTATCTGTCAAAGGTACAGAGAACCATGTCTTGGATGCAACCCATCAATGATCTTGGTCCCGATGTGCTGTCTGTTGTTATCGTCGGCAGTCTTGTGCGAGTTATCCTATTCAACGATGTTGATGGTCTTGTTGAGTATCAAGATATCATTAGGCGGATTGCTTCTGATGTGGTGAAACACGCAGAACTAAAAGCAATCCGTAAGGATAACAAAGGTGCTTGGGTTATTGCTGACCGTGCAGTCAAACATAACTGGACTAAGAAGCGTATCGACCAGTTCATAAAGCATCATCGTAACAAGGGTGGCAAGATCAAGCAGCGTGATGCACTCAAGTTTGCTGCTCATATGATAGAGATTCTTGCTGCATCGGGTCTTATCACAGTCAGTACCGTAAGGTATGCTGGAAATGATACACGAACCTACATCACCTTTAGTGATGATGTACTTAGCGGATTAGAGAAGGCACACGCAGACTTTCTAGTATGGGCTAAGATTCTGTATCGACCTATGATTGTTCCGCCTATCTCACACACCGTTGATGTTACTGGTGGTGTGCATACTGAATATCTTCGCAAGTCTCTTGTTCTTGGTGACATGATGTTCTGGGTAGGTGAGGAGTTCTCCAGTCGCTTCAGACTTTCAAAGCCATCTCAGGAAGTTGTCGATGGTTTGAATCGTCTCATGTCTACCGAGTGGACTGTAAACGGTAGAGTGCTTGAGGTTATTGATACACTCTTCAAGTCCAACTCACGGGTGGCAAACCTTCCACCGTATGAGAAGGATGATCTACTGTCAACGAGAGTTTCAGATGAAAGCGTACTTGAAGAAACACTAACTGAAAAGAGATTGCTTTGGGACGAGTGGCACAAAAGATCCAACGACAGATTCAGGATGCTGTTGCGTCTGTCATTGGCACGGGACTTACAATCGTATGGCTTCTTCTATCATGCCTATACGGTTGACTTTAGATCTCGAGCCTATACGACAACCGATCTACTGTCTCCACAATCTGGCGACCATGATCGCAGTCTCATCCTGTTTGCCAAACCAGTCAAGCAGACTGAGCGTGGGTTGTACTGGCTAAAGGTAACTGTTGCCAACTTGTTCGATCAGGATAAGAAGTCATTCTCTGATCGTGTCAAGTGGGTAGATGATAACATGGGTATGCTTCGCTCAATCAATGACGATCCATACTCTACTCTTCATCTGTGGGCAGATGATAAGAAGAAGAAGAATCAATCCTTCCAACGACTTGCCGCTGTCTTCGAGCTGTTTCGTACCGATGGTATGACTCAACTACCAGTGAACATGGATGGATCTTGCAACGGTATTCAGCACTGGGCTGCAATCTCTAGAGATCCTATCATTGGTAAACTTGTGAACCTTGTTCCATCTGATGAACCGCAGGATGCCTATGCCTATGTAGCCAATATGGTTACAGTAGAACTAGAGAAGAATGTCTATAACGATCCTTGGGCTGATGTCTTCCTATCCTTTTGGGATGGTAAGGTAAGTAGATCAGTCGTGAAGCGAGCCGTCATGACTGATCCATATGGTGTTACCCTTCGTGGTATCATCGACGGTTTGTTGGATGATGGACATCTTGACTGGGTTCCTGCCGCAGACAAGGTAAAGGCAGCCAATGCACTTGCCAAGTATGTTCAGCAGGCAATGAACATTCTGCTTACCATACCAAATCAAGGTAAGCAATGGCTGAAGTCAGTGTGTGAACTTGCTTGTTCAAGTAACAAGCATCTCAAGTGGACAACCCCGTGTGGATTTACTGTCGCACATGAGTACACTCCATTCGAGCGTATTGAATTAAACATTGATTCGCTAACTTCTACTAGACGCAAGTATGTGTTTGCCATGTACAAGCGAAACGAAGTAGATAAGTTACGGGCAATGAATGGCATCTCGCCAAATACTATCCACTCTCTTGATGCCAGCCACATGTATCGAACGATCAATGCTGGCGCACGGGAGTGCAACATGTCTTCGTTCTCTTTTATTCACGATTCCTATGGAGTATATGCTACGGAAGTGGATGACCTGAGACGATTAACTAAACGAGAGTTCGTTTCCTTACACGCAAGCAATCCGTTGCAGGCAATGAAGGAAGAACTCGAGGAATATCTTGGCATCGAACTTCCACCAGTTCCTCCAGTTGGTGAGTTGGATATCAATCAGGTAATGGAAAGCGAGTACTTCTTCCATTGAAAGAAGATACCCCTATCTTTATCATCTGTAACGAAGGTACTGTAGAGGAGGCAGTCAAGCAGATCTATAAGGCTATGTCAAACAAGAAGAAGACGCCAGTGAATCTGGTGTACTTCTGCACAACTAACTTTATGAATCTCATGTTCCTCTCTCATCTCAAGGATTATCTACAGCAGCGAAAGGCAAAGAAGGTAGACCATGTCAAAGTCGACATCTACGTCGAAGAAAAAGAAGACACCCAAGATTGAACTGACTGGCAAGGTATACAGGTATGACGATATATCTCACCTGTCTCCCATTCAACAGGCACACAGGCGTGGAGAGATTGATGTGTACTCTCCCATACAGCAGGCAGACGGTGAACCTCTTCCGTCTCTTGCCGATCAATGGAAAGAGGATTGGACCAAACGATATGGCAAGAGTTCTCGTAATCGGTGATCTTCACTGTCCTGCTGTACATCCTAAGTACTTGCAGTTTGTGAAGAAGATCCAGAAGAAGTATAAGACCGACAGCACGGTGTTCATCGGTGATGTCGTGGACCATGCGTCCATCTCCTTTCACAAGAAGCATCCCGAAAATCCTGCTGCTATGGATGAGTACTATCAGGCTATGACAGAACTCAAGAAGTGGATCAGGGACTTTCCCGAGGCTACTGTAACCATCGGCAATCACGATGAGCGTGTTGCTAGACTGGCTGCAGATGCTGGTATTCCAGATCACTACCTTCGGACATACGAAGATGTCTATGGCACTACGCGCTGGGATTGGACTCCGTCTATTGACATCGACGGTGTTCACTACTATCATGGCGTAGGTTCTGGTGGCTTGTATCCCGCATTCAATGCAGCGAAGATGCGGCTTCAGTCTGTTGTTGTCGGTCACTTCCACAGCGTTGCTGGTATCAACTGGATCTGTGGACCAACCTCGCGAATCTTTGGCATGAGTGTTGGATGCGGTGTTGACCGCGACCATCCAGCAATGAAGTACGGATCTGCCTACATGAAGAAGCCGATCCTATCGTGCGGTGTTGTTATTGATGGTCATCCCTATCTGGAGTTGCTTGATCTATGAATCTTCAACAGGTCAGAAAGATTACCCGTAAGTGGCAGAAGGATCTTGGTCTGACCAACTGGAAGATCAAGGTTGAGTGGGGCTACTATTCGGATATGGATGAGTCAGACGGTAAGGTGTACGGCTTGAATGAGTACGACCCAAACCACATGACTAGCACCATCAAGATTATGAAGGACATCATGGATGGTGATGTCGAGGAAACAATCGTACATGAACTGATGCACCTTTTCATGTTCCCGCTGGAATCGGCAGCGGGTTTTTCAATCAAGCCTCCTACCGATCAATGGGAGACTGCTATGGAGCAGACACTTAACAAGCTGTCTGAGTTACTGGTAAATGGAAACCGAAGAGAAGAAGTTGATTGTGACGGCGGATGAGGTGATGGAGTATCTTGAGTCGAACCTCAACAGGTTCAATGAAGTTGCCGCCTATATGTCTAAGTGGGCGCAGGAAATGGAGATGGTTCTTCATGGACTGCAGACTAAGAAGCAAGAGTTTGAACAACCCGAATCCACAAATGTGGAAGGAGCTGACTAATGGCTGATCGTATCAAGAACATTATCACTGGTAAGCTTGTCGTGACTTGGTCTTCGCTTTCAAAGCCTGACGCACAGTTTGGTGAAGCGTCTGCCAATCACAATGTTTCGGTGGAACTTACCCCCGAACTCGAGGCAGAACTCAAGCGTATTGCAACGGAGAATGGATGCAAGAAGATCAATGGAATCTATCAGAAGGATGAAGACTCACCTAAGACCATCAAGTTCAAGAGCAAGACCTATGTCTCGCAGGGTGCATTCCCCTGTCAGGACGCATCGGCACAGTACACAACGGCTGTTCCGTTCAAGGGTGACATTGTTCGTCTTAAGCTTGCTCCTGTTGTTGTGACCAAGCCAAGCAAGGCTATGTCGTTCTACCTTAATGGTGTTCAGATCGTTGAGAAGAACAGCGATGACTATAGCCCCCGCACCAATGGGTTCGATGCTGTTGACGGCGGGTTTGTGGGTGAGGCTGCGCCTACCCCAAGCAAGACTGAGCCGACTGTGGTTCAGCCTGCCGTAGGCATTACGGATGACGAGGTTCCATTCTGATGCAGTGGGTGTTTCCCATTAGCCCTGTCGCGGCTTCCCGCCCGAGAGTCAGCAAGTGGGGATCCTACTATTCAGGTCCGTACAAGACCTTTCGTCAGGATGTACAACCAATTATAGTGGATGTGTTAGGCGAGTGGACCCCGATGGATGGACCTATTGATGTCACCATCGGGGTCTACCCCACTAGACCTAAGACATCTAAGTTGGATTACCCACGACCAGATATTGACAACTATGTCAAGGCTGTGTTGGATTCATGTAACGGTATCGTCTGGTTAGACGATAATCAAATTGTCAAGATTGCTGCTCATAAGGAATGGGCAGACAAAGGTTACTTTACTGTAGAGGTTAATGAACTATGAGCGAGAACATGGAACTTCCGAGTGATATTGTTGAGTTTAGCGTTGCACTTCTTGATGGCGAACTTCAGTTCGTCATGGGAAGCGACAAGCCCGAGAATGTAGTCCTCATTACCGCAACTGGTGATGAGTTCACTATCCCAGTCAACGCGTTCAAGTGCGCGTCCGAGTCTGTTATGGCTTTTGCCACTAACTACACTTGGTAATGCGAGTGTCCCCGTGGAAACACGGGGGCATTCATTCATTCACGGTAGGGTGCCTGATAGATTTGGTAAAAGGTCGTGACTTATAATCGCGCTCATGTGGGTTCGACTCCCACCCCTACTATTCACGCCGTCGTAGACCAATGGCAGAGTCAACAGCCTCAAAATCTGTACAGTGTGGGTTCGAGTCCCACGGGCGGCATTCGGTTCCGTAACTCAATGGTAGAGTAGCGGACTTTTAATCCGAGGGTTATGGGTTCGAGTCCCATCGGAACCATTGTATGTTCCTGTAGCTCAGTTGGATAGAGCATTCGCCTTCTAAGCGAATGGTCAGTGGTTCGAGTCCACTCAGGAACGTTAGAAAGGAGATCTAATTGAAGGTCATCGAGTTTGATAGTCAAGAGTCGTATGTAATTAAGCATCAGCAAATCGTTTCACTAGTGGATCGTATGGGAGATGATGAGGCTGTGTGTGATGCAGCAAGAGTAAGCATGGCAAAATCAGCCGATCTATTTACCGTGGATCAGAACGCAAGACTTATTCGCTATCTTGCCGAGCATAATCACTGGAGTCCATTCTCACATTGCATTGTTAAACTTCGATTCTCTGCGCCAATCTTTATTGCACGACAACTACAGAAGCATCAAGTAGGCTTTGCTTGGAACGAGGTGTCTCGTAGATATGTAAATGCACCGCCAACCTATTGGCATCCCGACGCATACCGTCTAAAGGCAGACAATGTAAAGCAAGGAAGTTCAAGTGTAGCGCACGACAACAGCCCTGGCTTTGTTGAGAACACCATTCAATCCTACCGTAAAGCTGACACACTGTACAAGGACATGATTGCTTCTGGTATCTGTGCCGAGCAGGCACGAATGGTGCTGCCCCAAAGTATGATGACTGAGTGGATCTGGACTGGTAGCCTATATGCTTGGGCTAGAATGTATGGATTAAGAGCAGACAGTCACGCACAGCGTGAGGTTCAGTTGTATGCAGAACGGGTAGATGCTATCTGTTCTGCGCTGTTTCCTATTTCGTGGAGAGAACTTACTAATGGATCTGGAAGATCTGCTTAGGTTTGCAAGAATCTGCAAGCCTAGCATCAGGACACACTATAGTATTCTACTTGACCGAGGTCGGGTCGTTAGTGTGGGCGAAGAGAATCGGGCAAAGACCCATCCTCTTGCAGCCAAGAAGGGATACAAGTATCCGACGATTCACTCAGAGTTGTCGGCTCTAATCAATATCGACAAGGATGTTGATCCTCGAGATTGCACGCTAGTCAATCTTAGGATCTCTCCCACTGGTAACATTGGAATGTCTCGCCCTTGCAAGTACTGCATTGGGTGGTGCTGCGAGACATTCAAGGACATATGGTATACAAATGAGAACGGAGTACTGGTAAGGCTATGAGGCGAGCGCCCATTGATGTGAGACTTCTTGCGGAACAGATCGACATCCTGAATGACAACCTACCTGTCGTTATTCCAAACGACGAAGACGCTGAAGCGGTCGAAGGTATCTTCAATCTTCTGACGGAGATTGCAGAGGGACGAATCGTTTGCTTCTACAAGGAACTCAATGGAAACACAGAATGAATCTACGGTTATTGCAAGAGATGCTTGCCCACGTTGTCGGGCAAGTGGAAACGACACTAGAGGAGACAACCTCGCCGTTTATGATGATGGTCATACTCACTGCTTTTGCTGCGGGTATCATCGTAATGGCGATGCACCTACTGTAAAGGAGCCAGTCAAGATGACAGAGTTCAACAAGATCAATGGCAGATGTGATGCGCTTCCTCACCGACGCATTGATCACAAGACCGTTCGCCAGTATGGTTACGAGTCAGCCAACATTAATGGCAAGGAATGTGAGATAGCCAACTACTACAGTCAGGATGGCGAGATCTGTGCCCAGCATATTCGCGGTCCTGACAAGCAGTTCTACTGGAAGGGCAACACCAAGGGTGTTCAACTCTTCGGTCAGAATCAATGGAAGGTAGGCGGCAAGCGTCTTGTCATTACCGAGGGTGAGATCGACTGCATGACTGTATGTCAGCTGCTTGGCAACACATGGCCAGTGGTATCTGTACCAAGTGGTGCCAAGTCTGCTGCCAAGTCAATCAAGGACAACCTGTCATTCGTGTCTTCCTATCAGGAAGTCGTGCTGTGTTTCGACATGGACGATGCAGGACAGCAGGCAGCGCGTGAGGTATCAGAACTACTGCCGCCAGGTAAGTGCAAGATTGCTCGTCTTCCTATGAAGGATGCCAATGAGTGTCTTGTCAACTCCAATGGTAAGGCTGTCGTGTCTGCTATCTGGGAGGCTCAAGTCTATAGCCCAGACGAGATCCTCCATGTGTCGAGAATCATCGACACCATTGATGTCTCACAGGCAAAGGTATTCCCCTTTCCGTTCGACAAGCTGTCAGAGTTTCTTATCGGTCAGCGTAGTGGAGAGATCTCGCTGTGGGCTAGCGGTACTGGATCAGGTAAGTCAACCATCCTTCGCGAACTGATGCACCATCACCTTGAAGAGGGTCGGTCTGTCGGTGCGATCATGCTTGAGGAATCACCTCAGGAGACTATGGATGATATGATTAGCCTGATGATTAACAAGCCAGTGCGGGCAATCCGTGCGGCACAAATGATGAATGAACTGCGTGTTCGTATGGGCAAGCAGCCCATCGACATCGACATTGTCGACCAGTTCTCAGATGATGAGTATGCAGATGCGAAGAGACGTTTATCGCAGACAGCGTTGTATATCTACGATCACCTTGGCAACAACGCTATGGCTAACCTACTCGCTAGGATGGAGTACATGGCTGTGTCTCTTAAGGTAGATGTCATTGTTCTAGACCATATCACTGCCGCTGCTGCGGGACTGATGGGTATGGATAATAAGGACATTGAGGGCGGTGGTTCAGAGCGAATCATTATCGACACCCTGATGAAGGAACTGCGTTCACTCGCTGTCCGTACAGGTGTGCATGTCGACATCGTCTCTCAACTTAAGAAGACAGACAAGGCATACGAAGAGGGTGATCGTATTACCCTGCAGGATCTGCGCGGCTCAGGTGCGCTTGCATCTGTTCCCAATACTGTCATTGCGCTCGAGCGTGACCGACAGAATACAGATCCGATCAAGGCTAATACAACTCTCGTTCGTGTGCTTAAGAATCGACTGACTGGTCGTGCTGGTGTGGCAACCGCCATCTACTATGACCGTACCAGTGGTCGTATGCGTGAGATTGACTTTGCTACTAACGACGAAGGAGAGGTAGTCTTTGAGCCAGTACAATGACATGCGGTATCTAATGTGGGCGCAGTATGCTGGATCAGTACTTGCGATGACATATCATCCTGGTACTACCAGAGACGGTGCAATCAGGCTAACCATCGAAGAGATTGCCAACATTGCCGATCAGATGTTGGCTCAAACAGATAGGAGATTCAATGAAACTGGTGTTGGATATCGAGTCGGATGCCCTTATGGAACTGACGCTGGACAACAAGGGGCAGCCATCCAAGGAATGTTCGGTTGTTCATGTCGTTGTGACGAAGAACATCGACACTCAGGATGTCCGAGTGTGGACTGGCGCGGATCTGTCGACTTCACTCCTTACCTACCTTGGCCAAGCTGAGCTACTGATTGGTCATAACCTGTACGGGTTTGACCTTGAATGCTTGGAGAGAATGCTTGGGTATACTGGCAAGGCTAAGATCTATGACTCGCTTATCGTAAGCAAGCTTATGTACCCAGACCTTCGCAATCATCCACTTGGCGGTAACTCGCTGGAGATGTGGGGTAAGTACCTTGGCTGTGAGAAGATAAACTATCAGGGTACATGGTCAGAGCTAACGCAGGAGATGATCGACTACTGCATTCAGGATGTCCATGTTGCTCATCAGATCTATAATACACAGCAGACTTGGATCAAGGCAAACAAGTACGAGCGTGTTGTTCAGCTCGAGCATATGGCTAGTGACATTATCAAGCGACAGCAGTCCAACGGCTTTGGCTTCGACCTATCCAAGGGCGATGCTCTTCGTATCGAACTGCTATCGACCAAGGCGCAGATCGAAGACGAGATGCGCCAGATCTTTCCAGACAAGGTGCATGTCAGATTCTCAGAGAAGACTGGCAAGCGACTCAAGGATAAGATCGAAGTATTCAATCCTGGATCTCGTAAGCAGATTGCCGAACGCCTGTATGAGAAGTATGGCTGGGTTGCGCCAGAGACTGACAACGGCAATCCCAATGTGGATGCCACCGTTCTCAAGGATCTTGACTATCCAGAAGCAAAGCATCTTGTACTGTACTTCGATACCATCAAGCTGATGGGTCAGGTAGATGACTGGATTACCCGTGCATCTCATAGCCGAGACGGTAAGGTGCATGGCTTTGTCAATGTGCAGGGTGCTGCTACTGGTAGATGTACTCACTCTCAGCCCAATCTCGCTCAGGTATCTGGCGATCACAAGGCACGAGAGTTGTGGATTCCACACGAGGGTGATGTACTTCTTGGCGCAGACCTCAGCGGTCTTGAGTTGAGAATGCTTGCCCACTATATGCACAAGTATGACAACGGTGCGTATGCCGATGTCATTCTCAACGGAGATATCCATACGCACAATCAGGAGAAGGCTGGTCTGCCAACCCGTAGCAACGCCAAGACATTCATCTACGGCTTCCTGTACGGGGCTGGCGATGCCAAGGTTGGCAAGATCATCGACGGCTCTGCAAAGCAGGGCAAGGCTTTGAAGGACAAGTTCCTTAAGGAGTTGCCAGCACTTGCCAAGGTCAAGGCCGATGTCGAGTTTCAGGTAGCCAAGTCCTCTACCGTTACTCTAGTGGATGGACGCAAGGCACCTGTACGGTCTGCTCATGCTGCACTAAATACCCTGTTGCAGGGTTCTGGTGCTGTGGTCAGTAAGTATTGGATGATCCTAGCAGACATCAATCTTCGTAAGTCATTTGGTAACAAGGTCAAGCAACTAGCGTATGTGCATGACGAGTTACAGTTCTCCTGTCCCGCAGACATTGCAGATGCGGCAGGCAAGATCATTACTGATTCTGCAATAGAAGCGGGTACTAGACTTGGAATCAAGATGCCTATTAATGCCGAGTTCAACGTCGGAAAAAGCTGGGCAGATACTCATTAGCATTGGCTTCTTTGATTTCTCAAAGCATCAAGGTTGGTGGGGAAAGTTAACTCAGCTTGTTGGTGGTAGCAAGATAACGCATGTTGCTCCCATCTTTAACTATACGACACGCACCACAATAACGTTAATTCCAAATGAAAAAGCAAGGCTGCACAAGTTAAAGTTATTCGATGATTGTCTAGTAGATGAAATTCCGTTTCACTATATGGACATAGATATGAATATGTTGGTAGATGTAGCTAGCGATTACGCTGATACGACTGTATGGGATGCCGTGTTCTACCACTTCATTGGAAAATACTTGGGTCTTACACGACCTCGCAACTGTACTACATTTGTATGTTCATTGCTAGGTTTGCCAGAACACTGGCACCCAGCTGATTTATATAAACACATGAAAGGATCTATATGATCGTTGTATTTTTTGCAGGAAAGGCTAGGGTTGGTAAGACAACAGCAGCAAATCTTCTCTCTAAGTTTGCAAAGAAGAATGATATGAACCCAATCATTCTTCCGTTTGCCAAGGCTATCAAGGATGCTGCTGAGATGGCTGGACTATCCAAGGATGCAGACCCAAAGAAGTATCGAGACTTCTGTCAAGAGATTGGCGCATCAAAGCGAGCTGAAGATCCAGATCATTGGGTAAAGATGTTTATGAATTCGCTTCTTGATATTCAGAAGAAGGACATGGATAACATGAACGATCCAGATATCTTTTGGAAGGAGCGGGTCGTAATTGTAGACGACTGTCGTTATCTAAACGAAATTAACTTTGGTAAAGTAATTGGTGCTGAGGTCATGTTCATCTCAGCTGGCGATAGAAAGCTTGAGGATCACGATGCTGAGTGGCGCAACCATGAGTCAGAGGCAGTAGCAAACAACTATGAGAATGGTGAGAAGGATTACAAGGACATGTTCGAGTGGGTAATCCATAACGATGGATCTGCTGCAGCCTTCGAGAGAAAGCTTAATGAACGCTTCCCAATCATGCTTGGTCTATCACCCCACAAGTGGGGAGATAAGTGTGACTGCGCTGGATGTGCAGCATTCTACCGAGATGAGAAGATTAGTCTAGAGGATCTATTCGGAGAGTTTGACGATGGGGCTTGACCTGGTTGCATATAAGGAATACAAGGATGGTGAAAACATTCTTGCAGATAACGATGCCTTTGTTGGTACTGAGTCGTTGATTAGAAACACCGACGATCTCAATAGCATCAGAGGTAAGCAGTACTATTGGACTGTGCTGGATGTAGCCAACGTCTCTCTGTATACCGAGATCATTAACAACACGGTGATTCGGCACATTGCAGATAGCCTAGAGGAATACAAGAAGTATCAGCGGGATAGCCAGGAGTTGAATGATTTGACTAAATGGTTTAGAGTATGCGCTGATAACGGTTTCTATATTGGGGGTTCGTGGTGATTTTAAAGGAGATTCCAAAGCAACCTCGTATTGTTGTGTTTCAGGGCGGACCTAAAAACGGTGAAACAATGCCGTATACAACCTATTATCCCGATATTAAGGTTGCATTACCGCCAGTATTTAATATCGGAAAATGGTATACCAACGGTAATCCGCTTCCATTTGAAGACATACAGTGGGTTCATTATGAACTCAAGAAAGCGGCGCGACAGATATTTGTGCCATATAAGAAATGGGAAATTAATCCAGCTAGTTTCAAAGATAGGTATACCGTAAAGGTCTATGAAGACCACCATATAGAGATGGCATATGTATATCAGTTCGAAGGAAATACTGATAGTCCCGTTGTTCCAGAAGAAGCATGGTTTGGTCGACAAACCAAGACAGAACTGCTTGATTGCTTTCAAAGCAATAACGATGAAGCCTATGTAGATTGGCTACAAGCAGAAGAGGTAAGAAAGATGTATCTATGATTCCAGAATATGAAGACTCAGACAGCATTACTAACTTTACTAAAAAACTAGCAGAAAATTTTACCGCACTAAACGATACAATTCTAGCATTAGAGCATCAAGTTGCTTGTTTAAAGAATGAACTTGGGCGATATAAGCGTATGTATTGCCGTGAAGTATGCAAGCAATTGTACTCGTCTGGGGCAATGTGGAAGATTAGTCCAAACCCAATGCGATCCGATGGAGTATTTATTGAAGAGGATTGTGAGCCTGGGCAAAGGAGAACACACTTCCCATTCCCCCATCAATTTGCACACGACGATGCAAAGGAAATTGTCTTTCTATTGAACAGAGCAACACGGGAACGCAATGAGATGGCATTAGATCGCCTTGCTAAACTTGATGAGGAGTTAGGACTATGAACAAAAAGATTATTGACGAACTTATTGCTGACTTTAGAGATGTTGGTTCAAACGAATGGATGAGAAAAGCTGCTGATGCGATTGAACAACTTCGTGCAGATGTGATCTGCTTAAAGCATCAGAATGCGGAGTTTGTTCGCCACCTAACAATGGCACAAGATGAACGAAACGCAGCCGTTGCCGAGCGCGACGAGGCGAGGCGGGAAGTGTGCAACATCCTCCAATCACACACTCAACTGTGGTGCAAGGATATTGCCAAGCATCGCGGTTGGGACTGCTTCAAGGAGGACGGCAAGTGACCATCGAAATATGCAAGCAGATCGCGTCTGAACTTGAAAAGCGTTACATGGAAATCATGGATTACGGGGGAGATCAATCAGAAGCAGATAGCGTCGGTACTCCATTCAAGGATGGTCATC